TTAGGCCTCCTTAATATCCTCCGTTTTTATTGATTGGGACATATTTGGGACATCTTCGTTAAAAATCGAGTCTATTTGACGCGCATGTTCAGTTAAATGATTCGGTGCCAAGTGTGCATATCGACGTACCATTTCGATTGACTCCCAGCCTCCCATTTCCTGCAGCACAGATAACGGAACTCCGGACTGAATAAGCCAGCTTGCCCAGGTATGGCGAAGGTCATGAAAACGGAAGTCTTCAATACCCGCGCGACGACATGCCGCATTCCACGCAGTCTGATCATCTACTCGCATCTTCCTTACATCCGGTGTCAGCGTTCCGTCTGGGCGATGCTTAGCTTTGGTATGAACGAATACCCATTTATGATGCTTGCCGATCTGATCGCGCAGAACCCGACAGGACGTGTCATTCAACGCTACGCCAATAGCGCGGTTTGACTTACTGTCTTCTGGATTCACCCAGGCAACACGACGCTGCATGTCGATTTGCTGCCATTCCATGTTGATAATGTTCGATCGACGAAGCCCAGTTGAAAGCGCAAACTTAACCACGGACTTCAACGGCTCCGGACATTCCTCAATGAGTCTCTTCGCCTCATCATGCTCAAGCCACCTGACGCGCTTGTTTCTCACAGCAGGAACCTTGATCACCGGTGCCTTTTCAAGCCATTTCCAGTCGCGTTCCGCAGCACGAAGTATCGCCTTCATTAATGCCAGATGCTTTGCTTTTGTTGAGGTGGTTACAAGCTTCTGAATAAACGCGGGAGGCTCAATTCCTTTTTTAATTGCAGAATTAACTTTCCCCTTCCATATTTCCCGCGCTTTACGATTCTCCATTCTGCTAACTGCTGAATATATTCTCGCCTCGGTAATATCCTTTAATCTCATTCCTTCGAAATGTTCGAGCCAGAAAGCCATCCTGGCTTTATCTGTATCGAGCGACTTCTTGTCTGCTTTCTCTTCGAGCCAGCGTAAGCAAGCCTCCTCAAAAGTCACATCCGGGAAATCGCCGAGTCTGTCTACTCGCCAGAGCTCTGCTTTCCGCTTGTCGTGCAACTCCTGAGCTTGCCGCTTGTCCGCTGTCCCAAGAGATTCCTTAATTCGCTTCCCGCCCGGGAGCGAGTACGAGGCGTACCATATTTCACCTCTGCGGAAGATGGACATTTTCGTTCCTCAATATGTGCATCACCCGCGCTCACGCCGACAGTATGCAGCGGAGACTGGAGCGCCGCAATGCAGGCTGATCGAGTGGTTAGGTAGGGTGATTTGGGTTTTGATGGGTCTTTGCGGGTTGCCTGAAGGCGGCCTGTGCGTATCCAGTTAGTTGCTGTAGGTCTGGATATCTTCAGAAATGCACAGGCCTCATCGAGGGTGAGGCTGTGTGATTCCATGGTTACTCCGTCAGAATGTCAGCAGCTCAATCTTATTGATGATTTCTGCGTGACACTCCTCATCAATTTCATCTCGCGTCAATTCGTTAAGAGATTCAATTACGATATCTCTCTGCTCAGGGGATAAATGGTCGTCACGATAGTCGTGCCATGCAGCTGCGCACAATCTTCCTCCCGCAATATTAAATCCAGCCTGAATGACAGGCTCGCTTCCATCTTCAAAATCAACAACAAATGTCATCTTTCCCATTCATCACCTCACGCCAATTTTTTATAAAGTTGTGGCCCATCAGTCGTTGCCGCTCTCAACTCACTTTGCCCGTGCACTGAGTAAGTGCCGTCATCCCAGCGAACCCACGACTTCGGGTTATCGCTATCAGCATCAAGCAAGCTCTCAATCACTCCATGAATGCCACCTGACTTCATCTGCACTATTGCGCCAATGGTTAATCCAGACATGTGACCTCCAGATAAAAGAAAACCCCGCGATTGCGAGGTTTGTTATGTGGGTGATGGGATATTAATTATTAAGGTTTGTTCTGCGGTGCTGCTGCAACCATCGCCGACCAGCACAATCTGGCGCGGTGCGCAGCCTGCTGGCATCCGCTCATAGCTTCGTACTTCTCCCATTCTTCGGGTTTGCTGAATGATTCATCAGGTTCAGATTCGAATCCGGCGATAATCATGTCTTCTGTTGGCTCAACCGGAACCATCACCCAGCCATCAGGCAAACCCCTGGCTTTACCAGCTTCTAATCCAGCCTGATAACACTCGCGCTGCGTCATGGCTACGCCCTCATAGTCAGGCATAATGCCATTCAACTCATCACGATTACTTACAGGTTGCTGCTGCATTGCGGATCGCACAGACCGAGAAATGCGCTCGCGTAACTGGTAAGTGCCGTGGTACTTGATGGCGATATTTCGCAGTTCGTTGACCAGTTCGCGGATTTGATGGTCCTTCATCACTAAAGGTAGCGTCTCTACTGCTGGGGCTGGCTGCTCCAGATAAACCGGAGCGTAAACAGCAGTATCCGTATCAGCACCTGGCTGCTCATCCAGCGTGTATACGCGGCTTGTGAATCTGTTCATGTATGCAACGGGCTTGCGTGTTGCTGGAACTGGCTGTGGGGTGGCGTAGAGAGGCTCGACTTTATTGCCCACGAAACATGAAAACATTTCCACGACCGTCTTATCTGACTCGATATATTTACGCCCATCAATTCCGGTCAAAATCCACGCCGCCGGTTCCTGCTCCACGCCTGCCAGCACAGTGCGTGCCATTTCTTCCACGGCAGCCGGGGCAACTCCGAACCCCTTGCCAGCGATAATATCCCGCATGAAATCTTTAGTTAATTTGGTCATGGGTTAGCTCCTCTCAACGTCGAGCATGTCGTCGTAGTCGTATTCAGTTTCAGATCCATCTGTGCCGAACAAAGTCACGGTGTCATCTTCCATCCAGAATGATTTGACCGTGTAACGCTTGCCGTGGAAAGTGATAACGACATCGCCAGGCTCGACGTCTTCGGCTCGAATCTTTAATTTGTCAGCCATACTCACTCTCCCGTATCCAGTGCTATGCCAGCGGCGGCAAGCATTTCTTCAATTTCCCACTGCGCATAAACTGCATATCGCTCAGAGCCATCACAGCATCGGTCTTTATCACTATGCGATACAGTCACGTCATCCCAAAAATCATCTGGCGGATGTCCAGCTTGAATCCAAATCAGGTGCGCGTGTGGCTTTGGCAGCTTCACGGTTGACGCTCTGGTCTCTGCCAAACTTTGAATACCTTCGCTGGCAACGCGCTTATAGTGGTCGCGAGCGTGAATAACCTGTGCGTGACTGGCCTCCAGCTCAGCGATGCGTTTCTCTGCATCTGCGAACTTATCCTTCCAGCGGTTACAGGCTGTGAATGCCAACTTCCTCTGTGATTCAAGTTCCTCAATACGTGCGGCCATTTCAGAGCAATCCTCAAAGTTGCTGATCGCCTTACGCTCCCACTCGTCTCGCTGCTCACGCAGATATCCGTGCTGGCGCTCTGCGGCTTCCAGCTCATCCAGCAGCGCCAGCGCTAACTTCCGTAAATGAGCATTACTTCCGATCGCGTGGTTCGATAACTCTGCACGTAACGCCTGCTTATCCGTCTTAGGCATGCTCATTGGGCGGTCTCCTGATTGCTTCTGCAGTGCTTGTTAAGTGAGTTAAAAACATCACGGAAAGTTGGATATTCATCCCTCGAGACTTTGCTCAAATGCCGGTGAGAGATAGCCCCAGTCGCCTCGTCCAGAACGATGCGTGCATGTTTAACTCCAGTCACAAAGAAGAATCGCGGGAATTTACGCCACTGCGTTATCAGCCCATCATCAATCGCCTGTTGAATGTATGGAGGAAGAGATACCAGGCTGGCATTCGCAATTTTTGTTTCTTCGCGTTCGATAGCATCCTTTGTGCGCTGAATACTGCCTTGCAGGGCGCGAAGAGCATCACTTTGCCTATCCCATTTGTTGAGAGTTGTAATCCCATTTCTCTTATCGTTCAGTGGCTGTCCATTAGCCTGGGCAACCGTGTCAAAGTGAGCTTGTAACCGCGCATCAAATCGCGCCTCCTTCTTTGCAAGGGAGATTTTGAGTATGTCAAGACGATTGCTCATAGTGCTGCCTCCTGGCGAAGCTGTGCGGCCCATTCTTCCAGTGATTTCTCTGCGTATTCACCAGAAAGCCCGTCATCAGCAGGAAGCGGGTCATAAGATAAATCCTCTTTGGCGCTCAGAATCATGCGCACCACGTCGAAAACTTCAGCCATTGGTTTATCAATGAAGCCGTGATTGAAAGCAGCAGCGAGACGGCCGGCAGCAAAGTTAATGCCCTCGCTATGAGCCTTCGCTCGCACTTCAGACATGAGATAGTCGGTTGCTGGGGTTTCTGGTGCATGCATTAGCGCCGCCAGCATTGCGTCATGCATGCAATCAACATCGTGGCACCCAAGAGCTTCGGCGGTTTTAAACTCACGGTACATGTTTTTTAATGCATCTGTTTTGCACCATGAGTTGATATCCTTCAGCCCCGCATTCTCCGCCGCCAGCGCGTCACGTTGTGCGCTAATCTCCTGGAATTTACGCACCAGATATTCAGCGTTACTTTCGTTAACCAGCATGTCGCCGGGAATGCACTTTCCACGCAAGAAGCCATCCATTTCGATTAAGTTCATTTCCGCACTCCCTTCAAAAATATATCCAGATACCGGTTATCGTTTACCGAGCCAAAGCTTTTGCGCTTGAGTAACTCATCGCGTGGAGGCATAGGTCTGATTCTTTGACGTGCGACTATGTCACCGGGCGTGATGTCCGGATTGAATGTGTTGTTCATCATGAATAATTCCTCAGTCGTTACGTTTGTTTCCGTAGCGACCAATGAAGTCGCGGAAACGGTCGTCTTCTCGTGATGGCTGCATTGGCCCGACTGGTACAAATCCCGGACCAGCAAAGGTGTTCGCGTGCCAGACAGATGCTTCGTGGCGCTGTGATAACTTTCGCTCCATGCGTTCACTGCGAGATTCCTGCTCTCCAGCGCACCCGTTAATGACGTGTTCTCTGAGCATTGCCAGCACCTCTTCTTTGGTGCCGGAGCGTTTAACTGGGCGCAAATAACCCGCCCCGGTGAGAGGTGCTGACATTGTTTGCTCCTGATTTGGTTACTTGATGAGTTTTTGCCAGATGGCAGAGACGTATTTTGCTTGGTGAACTGCGTCGGCTAATGCGTTGTGGCGGGTGCCTTCGAATGGCATATCACGCTTAGGGTCGAATCCAACAACCTTGCCCATTTCAACGATGGTTCGAACATCCCGGTCATTCCACCACTGCCATGGTGCCTGTTGGCCTGTTAACGTGTAACTGCTGCGAAGAATTACGCAGTCGAATGATGCGCCGTTACCCCAGACCTGAATGTATTTAGGATTTCCGTAATCTGTGACGAAGTCGGAAAATTCAGACAGAGCAGTTGTAAGTTCCTGAGGGTTATCCTTGAGGCTTTGTTTCGCCTCATCGGCTTGATCCATCCACCAAAGAATCGTGGATGCGTCCGGCCTGGCCCGGTAGCGCATTGATGATTCAAGCGATACGTTGGCTGAGAATTCCTCGCCAGTTTTCCCCGTTGTGGGGTCAAAGAACACAGCGCCAACGGAGATGATCGGCGCATAGGTTCCGTTACCCATAGTTTCAAGGTCGAGCATTAAGTGGTTCATGTTTAGTCTCAAATTGCGTGGATGGCGTGGCGTGGGAACGGGAGGGTTACTGGAGCAAAGGGGATATCGTCGTCAAAATCCATCGGCGGTTCGTTCGATGGTTGCTGCTGTGATTGGCTTTGAGGCTTGCTTTGCTGCTGGGGTTTCTGTTGCTGTCCTGCATCCTGCTTTCCACCAAGCATCTGCATAACACCACCAACGCCGACCTGAATTTCCGTGGTGTACTTCTCAGCGCCTGATTGATCGGTCCATTTGCGTGTCCGCAGCTTGCCTTCAACATACACCTCAGAGCCTTTCCGGAGATATTCACCGGCAATCTCAGCTATCTTTCCGCTGAACACTACGCGGTGCCACTCAGTCTGTTCCTTTGTCTCTCCTGTCTGCTTGTCTCGCCACTGTTCCGATGTGGCTACTGAGATGTTGGCGAATGCTGTTCCGGATGGTGAGTAGCGCACCTCCGGATCACCTCCAAGCCGACCAATGAGAATAACCTTGTTGATGCCTCTGCTAGCCATTTATGCCGCCTTTTTTAGTTCGCTTATCCGCGCATTCATTGCCTGAACACATTTTTCCTGTGCTTCCTCGTGACCGGACATTTCCTGCCAGTCACGCTGATAGCGTTCGATGAGTTTCTTCTTGTCTTTTTCGGTGGTGGCGTATTCGCAGAAGTCTTTCAGAACCTGCTCAACGTCGACGTGATTGTCATTAACCGCCGGACTGGCTTTCTTGGGCTCATGCGACGGTGGCAGGGCCCATGATGGGAGGGAAGGTGGTAGCCAGTAGAACTGAGTGTTGTCTTTCAGCTTCGCTCGATTCCAGCCCTGCTTTTTATCAACCGAAGCTTGTGCGAATCCCTCTTCAAGGTTGTAGAGATAGCGCCCGATACCCCACTGCACAGCTGCACGTTTCATCGCGCCTGAGCGGCCGCCTTTCACTGCTTCCACCTGCGTTTGCTCGGCAGCGTCCCACTTTGTGATCCACTCCCCGTCAACCTTGATAGAGAGTCCGCATTCAACTCCGCCATTGTTTGGGATGTCCCGGTACTCGTTACGCCAGTTGGCTTTGCCGCACACCTCATCCAGGCGCTTCATGATTGCTCGGTTAGTGACGTAGGCCAGCACCATTGCCCAAACTTTGTTATCGCGCGTTTTACCGCTCTGCTGGATGCGCCATTCGATATCTTCTGGCGGGAATGGTGCGTCAAGTTGATCAAGGTTCATGAGTAATTCCCCGCGAACTCTTGCCACGTGATCGGCTGATTACTGCGCTCAGCGGCAAGGTGAATTTGCTGCTCTACTTCCTCTTCAATCTCAGGAGAAACAAGAGCGATAAAATCGTCGTCGTTCAATTCATGCAGCATGTTGTTTATTCCAGTCCTCGTCCTGCCACTTATCCCAGCCAAGAGCTATCCCGGCTGCCCACATGTACGCCTCACTGACTCCCTGTTTGGTGTCTGGGAATGCCTTCTCGTAAAGCTTGTTGAACTCGCGATTCCCTTGCTGGACAAGAAGGGTTCCGTTAACAGGTACGATAGTCATGGCATGGCACTCCTTTCTGCGTGAGCGTGTCTTTGAACCACTTACCAATGTTCCGTAAGCGGCGGGTGATAGTGTCGAGAAGGGATTCGTTCTGGTGGAAGGCACCCATGCGAGCGCCTCCCGCGATTGAAGAAATCATGGGTGGTTCCTTTTTTTTAAATGAATTAGTAGGTGATGCGAGTGGCGAAGACTTCGCCTTTTACGATTGAGGTGATGATGTTCTTGGCGATTTCTTCAGATGCCCCGGCCTTGATTAAGTCAGCCAGGATTTTGTTGTTTACGTCTTTTCGGTGAGCCTTGTCCTGAGCCCGTCGCTCGTCTTCATCCTTGATGCGTTTTTCTTCTGCCAGTCGAGCCGCTTCTTTTTCTTCTGCTTCACGACGAATGCGATCAGCTTCTTCCTGTGCTTTACGCTTCTCAGCTGCGATAGCTTCCTGCTTCTCACGTTCGGCTTTCTCTGCTGCTGCCTTCTTATCGGCTTCGGCCTTCTGCTCTGATGCAATGCGATCGCGTTCTGCCTGTTCAGCCTTGAGCTTTAACTCAGCTTCCCTGCGAGCTGCTTCTGCACGTTCACGCTCTGATTTCTCTTCTGCCTCGCGTTTAGCCTGTTCAGCAGCCTGACGCTTAATTTCTTCTTCGTGCGCAATGCGCTGGCGTTCCGCTTCAGCTTTCTTCTCAGCCACTTCACGATCGTGGTTGTCGTTCATCAGCAGGGCCATCTCATGATCGGATTCGAACTTCGCGGCCAATTCCTCTGCCTTGCGTTTGGCTTCCTCTTCCTGCTTAATGCGCTCCTGTTCCGCTTCCCATTCAGTCAGCGGGCGGCGAGTCTCATCACGAATTAGGTCACACTCAGTGACGAAGCGGCGGAGCTCAGCTTCCACTTCCTTTGGAAGCTCCTTGAGGCGCTTCAGGTAATCACGCCCAGGCTTTTCAATGGCTGTTTTGCTGCGTGATACCTGTGCCGCTAACGATGCCACCCGCGCACGACCTTTAGCTGTAGACAGGTCAGGCACTTCGTTAACCTGCTGGCGTATCTGCTCGAGGTAATCTTCAAGGCCATTCGGTGCGTACAGAACCGGAGCTTGTTCCGGCTTAATATCGATGACTGTTAAATCCGTTACTTCGCTCATGCTCTCTCCTGTTAGGTTTGTGTTCATTCATCAGCGTATTCGCTCAGGGATGGGCACAAAAAAGCCGCTTGTTAGGCGGCTGTGCTTTCTTCTGCGAGGCTTTCGAGGTAATCGCGAGGGTCATCAAAATCTTCGTTGTACCAGTCGACCCACTTATCACTCAGCTCCATATCAATCTGGTCTTGCTCTGTAAGCGATTCATCCCACATTTGCAGGCCGTTAGCATTGCAGTAGTCTGGCTTAACGTCGTTCTCGTACTGGAACATGTCGTAATCAGCGAGCGCATTCATCATGCGGACACCTTCTTCAACGCTGCTTACCTCTACTTTGAATGCTTTCATTGGGACCTGAGGGACGTGCCAAACACGTAATTTCATAATTACTCCAGTTAAAAAATGCCCGGACGCGGTGCCGGGCAAGACTATCAAGGGATTTACGAGGGTTTAATCAGAACACCACCTTCAGTCTCCTGTAGATGATGTGAGCGCGGATCGGCTCACATAGCAGACTGAGTAATCTGCTATAGGTGCTTATTCGCGTGCTTTGAGCATTGCGTCTGCCATCATGTAAGAGTGCTTGGCGACGGCATCAGCATTACCAGCGACTATTGGATGACTGTTTGATTCCGGGTAACTCGCCAGCCAGCCTGAAAGGGCCTTTGCAGCGAAGTAATCTCGCAGCGTCATTCCTGCTTCACATTGCCAGTCTGAGTTGTAACCAACATTGCCTAATTCTGGGAAAGTTGGACCGCCAGTTTTGTTGCTCATAAATCCTCCCCCAGAGCCTTGCTGATGGCGGCGCGAGCTTTATTAATTATCCCGTACCACTCCGGATAAGTAACGTTTCGACCTTCAGCCATGGCCTTTTCAGCCATGGCCTTTTCAGCCAATTGCAGAGCTTCGAGCAAATCAGGCGCTGCTGCTATCAGGCGTGCATCTTCAAGGCACTGAACTTCCTCGCAGATAGCGACATACGAGCGGAAGCCAGCACCGTTTTCAAGTGAGCTAGACTGGATGATTTTAATTTCATCGTCGTCCATCATGATTTCCCACTCACCTTTTGTTCCTTTGAATTCCATATTCACCTCTGTGGCTTGCTGCGAAAAAGAAAGGCCGCGGATTAGGCAGCCTCAGTTTTCATAGTCGTATGGATAATCCTGATACTGACTCATGTCGTCAGCAGGATGCTCGTCAAACTCATCTTCCATCTCTCACCTCAAATTAACGGAATTGATTTACCTCTAACCTTCTGCCGACCAGTACACGTCACGCCCATCTCACCAGGCTTGCTGTACCAATCACGATTCTGTTTATGCTCAACTTCCTGAACTGGTTTGTCGCGCAGACTTACGAGCGAAGTGGCCCGGGCTACACGACTTTGCTTACGAGGTGATTCCTGAGAATCGTCAGGAGCCTCGCAACCAAATACTGCATCGATGATATTGCCGATAACGTCGCGCTCAATGGCGAGCTTTCTGCGCCGCTCATGACGGCGAGTTTTGGCGTTACCAGCTGACACTGATGAACCGAAGGTGATTACCGTCATGATTGTTTCCTCATGTGAAATGGCTTTGGTGATTGGATGGCCGGTGCTGAACTTCATCCGGTATTGGTGATTTCTCGCTAGGTAAACCTGCCACTCACCACTTTGCGAACCGTGCCCAGGCAGCTTGAGCTTTATCACCTTGACGTCTCAGCGCATCAGCCTGCGCATTCATCCAATCCCAAACCCATCTCGTTTGGTATCTTGTCGCGCTTTGTCAGCGCATCATCGAAGTTAAAGAGCGTTGCCAATCTGTTCCGTTTGGCTGCCAGCGTCCTGCTGATGTGCTTATTTAAAACCATGGTTGTAATCGTGTCAACAACTATGGTTGTAAATATTCTCATAATGGTTGTTTTAAGGTTGTTTTATAAGGGTATTTATTTTTGTTCAGGTAATAAAAAAGCCCCTAAAAAGGGGCTTTAAGATGGGTGGGTTGTTTTTACCAGAGGGTTGAAGACCAAAACACCCGGCCTATAACCTCGATACTTGCAAGTTCTGCTTCTTCGTCAGGCCATTCTGACGAATTGTAGCTTCTGATCGTGATTGTTTCAGGGCCAGTTCGGTAGAGTAGCTTGAGGCGCTTCCAGCCATTCTGGTTGATAGCGTAAAGCTTGCCATCGACGATCTTCTTGTCATTGCAGTTAACAGCAACTGTGGTGCCTTCGGGAATAACAGGCTCCATTGAGTTGCCATGAGCTGGGAAGCAAAGAACGCCAGACCCATCTGTATTCACTCCTTTCCTCCGGAGTGTTGCCTTAGAGAATCTGAGCATAAATCCGTTATAGTCCTCTTCAATGACACTTCCGTCACCGCACGCAAACTCGATATCCTTCAAAAAAGGGACTTCGACCTCATCCGATGCTAATGGCGTGCTTTTGTCCCATGGCTCAACAGCTAGCCATTCTCCTTCCGGAGGTAATTCAGAATCAGGATGATGAGTGCCGTCTGCGGATTCTTTCATGGCTCCATTTTCATCAGACAGCCATGCAGGCCTGACGCCAAGAGCGCGGGCAATATCGACTATCCTCGTAGAGCTCTTGGCGCTGCCGGAAGTCAGCTTCTGGATCGCAGCTTGGCTCACGCCAACTCGATCAGCCAGCGCTGCCTGAGTTAATCCAGCCTCTCGCATTGCGAGCTTTAAACGTTCAGCAAGTGTCATTTTCATGTCGTCATTTTACAACCAACGTTGTATCCGTCCAAACAACTAAAGTGTTTGCAAAATAACAACCATGGTTATATATTGGTTGTTATGTAACAACGGAGGTGGTTTTATGAATAAAGCAATTAAAGCCGCCATTGCAATCGTTGGCACGCAGAAGGAATTAGCCAAAGCGTGCGGCGTAAGCCAGGCAGCAGTTCAAAAGTGGTTGCATGGCAAGGCAAAGGTGGCACCCCAGAATGTAGCGTCTCTTGTAGCAGCTACTGGTGGGAAAGTTGGGGCCTATCAGATTAGACCTGATCTGCCTGGGCTGTTCCCACCGCCTGAAAAGGCAGCATAAGCAACACCGCTCTTTACACAATCTGCTCCGCCGACAACGCGGTAACTAATTCAAGGTGGCTTTGCGGCATTCGCGAAGCCAAAACTAATTAATTTCTAAGGAATATATTCACATATGGAACACGCAAAAACACGCAAAGACGCACTTCGTATTGAAAGTGCATTACTGAATAAGATTGCTGCTAAAGGTGTAAGCACCATCGCTAACGCTATCGGCGTCAACGCATCACAGATCACTCGCTGGAAAGACTCTCTTATCCCACGGATGAGCATGATTCTGGCTGTTCTGGAATACGGCATCGAAGACGAGGAGATGGCAGAGCTGACAAAGCGCCTGGCTAACTACCTCACAAATGAAAAACCCCAAACGAGCGGTAACTCGTTTAGGGCTTAAGCAGACTGTGTCACGTCAACACTAACCTACAGGAGATATTTTAATGCGGAAGCGTAAAAAGTACCAGGAAAAAGAAGAGATTCGGCACCCTGATTCACCTGAAGGAATAGTGGTTACAGCTGCCAATAACCGGGCGTTCGCAGAGCGCTTTATTGGCGTTTACAGACTAGCCAAAGCAGGAGTGAAGAATGGGCGTCGTTAAGTTAGCTGACTACAGGCAATACCCTGTACAACCGCAGGAGGCAACCAGTATGGGGTATGTCTCTATACATCGCCAGTTTATGGATAGCCGCCTATACAAGGACTCTCAGGCAGTACACCTTTGGCTTCACCTTATCCTGAAGGCTAATCACGAACCAGCAACCGTTAAAACTGATATTGGACCTGTTGAAGTGGGGCGTGGTCAGATGCTGACGGGCAGGCCAACATTGGTTAGTGAAACATTCATACCGGACAACAAGGTGCGCAGCTTGCTTCGTACTTTTGAGTCAAAAGGGATGCTTCATATTAGCTCGATGGGGAAGAAATTTAGCCTTTTAACAATCGTGAAATATGACGATTATCAAGCTAAAAATTGTCCAACGGTTGTCCAACGGTTGTCCAACGAGAGCACCAGTAGCGGCAAGCCTCTCAGCGGAGATTGTCCAACGGTTGTCCAACGGTTGTCCATAAACAATAATATAAATAATATCTCTAATACTGACGTATTAGAGAGTGCCTCAGCAGACAAAAAGTCTGAAAAGAAAAAGCCTTCCATCAGTTGCCAGCAAGTCGTCGATTCTTATCACGAGTTACTTCCTGAAGCCCCAAAAGTCCGAGCGATGAATGACAAACGCAAAAACCAGATTCAGACATTCTGGCGGAAGGCGGGAGTTATTACTCGTCAGCTAGATGGGCATGGGTTCACCCTGGAAGACTGGAAGTCCTACCTGAGTTACGTTGCGTCAAACTGCCGGTGGATGTTCGAGGAAAGACCGAACAATCAGCGCGGAACCGTGTGGCACAAGAAAGGATTCGACTACCTGCTGAATGACAATACATACCTGAAGGTTCGCGAGGGAGAGCACGATGACCGTTAAAAAATCACCTATGTCAAACAGAGAGCTTGTTGATGCTGCAATAGAGCTGGCTGGCAAGTTTTACTCCATGCAAGGTTATACGCACCGACCTGGTTTTAAATACTGGGAGTCACCACATCCTCAGGAGCAGTTAGTATTCGAAATGGCGTGTCAGGCATTCGAGTTTATTCGCGGTTCTGATGTCATGGACGCTGTGGCTGATTTGGAGGATGAGGAATGATTGACAACCTGTTTGCACCACCGCACAGCACTGAAGCTGAGCAGGCGGTGATCGGCGGATTACTTCTTGATGACGACAGTAGTGAGAGAACGCAGAAGGTTTTGTCGCTACTCAAGCCAGAATCATTCTATAGCCGTCCGCATAAAGTCCTGTACGAAGAAATGACTCGCATGTACCGCGAGCAGAAGCCAGTTGATGGGTTAACACTGTTCGATGAACTGGAGCGCAAAGGAATCACTGAGGCGGTTGGTGGATTCGCTTACATCGCTGAGATTGCCAAAAACACTCCAAGCGCAGCAAACATCGTTGCCTACGCAATGCAGGTGCGGGAAACGGCAATGGAGCGGTTCGGTATTCAACGCATGACTGAGGCTACAGAGCTTCTCTACGCGCGTAACGGAATGACAGCTACCCAGAAGTACGAAGCAATTCAAACTCTCTTCACACAACTTTCTGACCACGCTAAAACCGGTTCACGCAAAGGGCTTCGCTCCTTCGGTGAAGTAATGGAAGATTGGGTGGAGGATTTGGAAAAACGGTTTGATCCTTCAGGTGAGCAACGCGGAATGAGCACCGGTATACCATCGCTTGATCGCATGTTGTCTCCGAAAGGTCTCGTCAAGGGCTCTCTGTTCGTTATCGGCGCTCGCCCTAAAATGGGAAAGACCACGCTTTACAGCCAGATGGCAATCAACTGTGCCGTTCGGGAGAGAAAACCTTCCCTGCTATTCAGCCTGGAGATGCCAAGCGATCAGATCCTGGAAAAGCTTGTAGGGCAGAAGTCTGGTGTAAACCCGAACATTTTCTACATGCCAGCAAATGAAGATTCCGATGAAGCATATGAAGGTGACTATGGCGGAGACTTTGATAAAGCCATTAAGACAGCGCACCGACTTAGTGAAATCGACATGCTCTATATCGATGACACCCCCGGGCTGTCTCTGGCCCACATCGTAAGCGAAAGCCGCAGAATTAAACGCGAGAAGGGATGTATAGGAATGATTCTTGTCGATTACCTAACGCTAATGACAGCCGAGAAAGCGGACCGTAACGACCTGGCCTACGGCATGATCACCAAAGGATTGAAGAACCTTGCAAAAGAGTTGGGGTGTGTCGTCGTTCTGCTTACTCAGCTAAACCGTGAGCTGGAGAAGCGCAATAACAAACGACCGCTACCGAGCGATTCCAGAGACACCGGGCAGATTGAGCAGGATTGTGATTACTGGGTGGGAATCCATCGCGAAGGTGCGTTTGATGACTCTGTTCCGCCAGGAGAGACGGAGCTGATTTTGCGACTCAACCGGCACGGTAAAACAGGAACTGTTTACTGCAATCAGGTTAATGGTGCAATCCATGATACTGACCAGCAGGAAGCAGCAAGCAAGCGGCGAGAACATCAAGACAAACCGAAGAAGAAGGGAGGTTTTTAATGAACGGCAAATCACCATTTCAAGAGGTTGTTTCAAACCCACGCTTCGCGGCAGTCCTGAATAAGTGTCTTGACGAGGAAGAGCTTATTGAACAGTTCGAACGCATCAGCGGCGTAACCAGACCAAGAACGCCACGAAACGGAATTGAGGCGATGGTTGATGAAGTAACCGGATTCAGGGATTCACAGTGGAAGGATTTCTTCGAAGCGTTCATTCCTTTCGTCTGGGAATGCGTCTGGCTTCGCTGGGCAGAGCGAGACAATGAGGAATGCTGGCAATGACACTCTACATCACAGAAGTTCTCGCAGGGCTATCAGCAACGGTAGCCCTTTTTTATTGGCTGAGAGGTCAGAATGAATATTGATTGGTCAGAACCATCAAAACACGAGAGGCGACGTGGTTTCGTCAAAAACTTCTTACCGCTGCGGCAGTTCAAACACAATCCAGAGCGATTCAATGTTTTCTCTTCAGGGGGGGGGACCCAAAGTAACGCAATCATCTGCATGATTCATGCTGGAATACTACCAAAACCAGATGTGATTGTGATGTCGGACACCGAACGTGAAGCCACAAACGTTTTCGAATTCCAGCGGGAGCACATCGCCCCACTGTGTGAAGAAATGGGGGTTGAATATCATATCGTTCCCAAAAGCTTGTATGCAACTTACGACCTCGTAGCAACAGACCCCGATGCACCGCTTCCAGGCTATTACACGGAAATGAGTGGTCGGGATGAGCACGGGATGTGCGGCGGCAAACAACCCGCGTTTTGTTCGGACAAATGGAAAAAAGATGTCATCCACCGGTTTCTGAATGAGCGCTACGGCGGGCTTACATTGACGCGGCGCGGAGTTGATATGTGGATGGGGATTAGCATTGAAGAAGCTGCTCGCCGGATGCGGATTACAACAGGCAAGTGGCAGAGGCGCTATCCGCTAATCGAAATGATGATGACTAAACAGATGGCTATCCAATGTGTGGAGGATTATGGCCTTCCCACTCCGCCACCATCACTCTGCTGGATGTGTCCAAATCGTGATGATGACCTTTGGCTTTATATGAAAGAGCACGTTCCTGGGGACTTTAAAAAAGCCTGTGAGCATGAAGAGGAAATCAGAAAATTGTGGCCGCACCTGTGGCTTACAAAATATGGCGTTCCACTCGCAGAGGCACCTCTTAAGCCAAGTGGAGGGAAAAATTCTCAGATGGATTTAATCCAGTTCATGGAGACCGGAGCTGCGGGACGCATGTGTAGCAATGGAAACTGTTTTGTATGAAGCCTGCAATTAAGGATTAAAAATGACAGCTATCTACGTAACAAAATACGCGCTAACAAGAGGCCCATTTAAGGTTGAAGGTGAGCTGAAATTCAACGATTCGATGGCAGCGTGGCAGCAAGATGGATATCACCACTCCGCTCACAATAAAGATTTCTGGCTAACTCCTGAAGAGGCCCTTGCAGACTGCGAGCGACGCAAAGAAGCGAAAATTAAGTCATGCGAAAAGCAGATTAAGAAGCTTCAGGCGATGACATTTTCCATCAACTAAAGGTGAGAGGTAATGGCGGTATGAGCGAAGCACTGAGTCACATCGGCAACACCATATTCGGTATGTATCAAAGGCCCTTCTCAGATGATTGGGATAAGCGCCTTAATGAAGCTATGACCCACGGTGCCGTAATTAAAGCCGGAAAATGCACACTGGAAATAATCCACGGTGAAGATTTGCTTAGCATATGGGTTGCGAACCGATGGTACGCATTCGGTCATCTTTATTATTCGAACGGGAAGTATGTAGAAACAGAAATCCAGTTCAGGCCAAGGTTTAAAACGATGCAAAGGCTGTGGGCGCTGTATCAGAAGGAAAGAAGTGCTCACCTAGAGAGTGAATACACAAACCTGTTCAATGACACCCCAGCACACTGAAGGAGGTATTTGTGAAGATTTATATCGCTGGTCCGATGAGCGGCCTGCCAGATTTTAACCGTGCAGCATTCCAGGCGGCGCAAGAAGTACTTTCCGAACATGGCAACCATGTTCTCAGTCCTGCTGTGCTACCAAATGGACTTGAGCAACATGAGTATATGGACATCTGCCTTGCAATGCTCCGCTGTGCTGACTGCATCTACATGCTGAGAGGCTGGGAGAATTCCCTCGGCGCTAAAGCAGAGCACGCACTGGCTGAAAAGCTTGATTTGCAAATCGAATACCAACGCGGCATGACAAAAGAACACCATTGCCCAAGCTGCGGAGGCATTGGGTGGAATGCGACGTGCGATAAGTGCATCCCGTACTGAGGCGATCCGCGTCGCTGGGCTGAAGATTAAGGAGTGAGTGATGAGTGATTACAAGCCGTGTCCATTCTGTGGTTCTAGCGATATGAAGCTTTACGGTCATGGGCAAGACTGGAAGTTTGTTACGTGTAGCGATTGCGGCGCAGATGGCCCGGAAGAATTAAGCGCGGATGACGCAAAGGCAGGCTGGAACCGGAGAGCAGACGATGCAAATCGAGATGATAAAGACAGCCGGGGGAGTATTCGCTCCAGCGTTTGAGCATGACCTACCCCGCCTGACCAAGTTCAAAAACGGTGAGATGTACACCGCCGAATTCAAGCTAACCCGCAATCCCGCATTTCACCGCCGCATGTTCGCCTTCTTCAACTTCTGCTTTGCGCACTGGTGCGCTAATCGTGCCGGGCTTGAGCATATGGACGAAGCCACGCAATTCGACAGGTTCCGCAAAGACCTGACGATACTGGCTGGATTCTACGAGCAGACGGTGAGGCTGGATGGCTCTATGAGGACGGAAGCGAAAAGCCTGGCTTACTCCAACATGGAAGCCGACGAATTCGAGCGTTGCTACAGCGCCATGATTAACGCAGCGATAAAGCATGTCTTTGGTAAGACGAAGGACCAGAACGTGTTGAATCAGCTATACAGTTACTTTTGAGGGACTATGACGCTTAAATCAAACACTCAGGCATCCGACAAGGACTGCTGGGCAACGCCACTTTGGGTATTCGATGCCCTCGACATTGAGTTTGGTGTCTACCTCGATGCTGCCTCCAGTCACCAGAATGCGTTATGCACCCACCACCTGACCGAGAAAGACGACGCACTTAATTCTGACTGGGTGAGTCACGGTTCTATTTGGGTAAATCCACCTTATTCCAATATCAGGCCATGGATTGAAAAGGCTGCTGAACAATGCGCAGCACAACGACGGGCGGTAGTGATGCTGGTTCCCGAAGATATGTCGGTTGGCTGGTTCAGCAAGGCGCTGGAAACTGTTGATGAGGTTCGCGTGGTGACTGACGGGCGGATCAATTTTATCAACGCGACCACAGGTAAGGAACAGAAGGGCAACAGCAAAGGCTCGATGTTTCTTATCTGGCGTCCGTACATCGCACCACGCCGCATGTTTACCACCGTTCCCAAGCATGTGCTCATGGATGTGGGCAGCAAAGTGAGAGAGGCGGCATGAAGTGAGACGCACATGGTTCTATCACCACGATTTAACCACCGAAGAAGCCGATCAACTTATCTCCCGCTACACCTCCCGCAACGTACCGACTCAACGAACGCTAAGCACCGACCCGAGACTGTGGGTTGTGGCGGCGCTTTTGCCCGAGTTCCGGAACGTGCCGAGAGTGGACAGGAGATATCAACAGAGGATTTTTCAATGAATAGTTCACTGGACGATGACTACGCAGACAGGCTCGCTGACCTTCTTGAGGATATGGAAGGTGATGGAGTCGATTCTGTTGGAATGATGATGAACTGGGTTGCCGGCTACGTTCAGGGAGCGCTGGAGCGCGAGCAGGGCGATTGCTACGTCTACCAGTTTGAAGGCGAAGATATGGTTATTCAGCTCGTTGAGAATGACGAACCAGCTGCGGCGAGGATGCATTGATATGGACTATTCACAAGCATTATCACAAGTTGAAGATAGCGAAATCACCATAAGAGTTGGCGAGTCATTTGGCTGGAATGCATATTTTCTCCATCCAGATGGAAGTGTCACATTCAGAGATGACAAAGGAAGATTAAAGGGCAAGAAAAACTATTGTCACGACCCGGCAGATGCGTGGCCGATTATTTTTGGAAATCTCATATCTGTAGAGCCTGACTATGAATTTATAGACCCTAGTGAAGATGAGGCGTTTGCCTCCGGCCTATGGATTGCAGAGCATTTTGACGGGAAAACAGAAACTGTCAGGCACGCAGACCCATCGCCACTCCGCGCCGCCATGGTCGTCTTCCTCATGATGCAGGACAAAGCTGATGCTAACTCCTGACCAGATATCTCAATACCAGCAATCAAGCATAACCAGAGCAGGCTGTTGCGCTAACTGCGGCGAGGTGCTTCACCCGCTCGAGGTTTACGCGTGCGAACACTGCGCTATGGAGCTGCTTGCTGATCCTAATTCAACGATGCATGAGGAGGAAGATGATGGCTAACCTTCGCAAGCAGGCAAGAGGCCGGGAATGCCAAATTCGCATACCGGGTGTGTGCAATGGCAATCCAGAAACATCAGTACTGGCGCATATGCGGCTCGCCGGAACATGCGGGACAGGAATTAAGCCACCTGACATCCTGGCGGCCATTTCGTGTAACTGCTGCCATGACGCAGTGGATGGAAGGCTGAAGACAGAATATAGCACCGACGAACTTCACTCGATGCACGCTGATGGCGTACTAAGAACACAGATTATGTGGCTGAAGGAGGGGCTCATAAAAACATGAACGAATACCAGTTTGTTCTGCCATACCCGCCAAGCGTTAACAGCTACTGGCGGAGACGAGGAAGTCAGTATTACATCAGCAAGAAAGGGCAGCAGTACCGCAAAGACGTTCAGCAAATCATTCATCACCTCAAGCTAGATATCTTCACCAAATCACGCCTCCGCATCAAAGTCATCGCCGACATGCCAGACGCCCGGCGTAGAGACCTGGACAACATCCTAAAAAGCCTACTCGATTCTCTTATCCACGCAGGATTTGCGGAGGATGACGAGCAATTTGATGACATACGCGTGATTCGTGGCGTGAAGATTTCAGGCGGAAGGGTGGAAATAAAAATCACCGAACTGGAGGGGCTATGAGCTTCAGAATTCAAACCATTCCCGAATTGCTAATCGAGACACGCGGAAACCAGACAGAGGTAGCCCGGCAAGTGACATGTAGCAGGGGAACAGTACTCAAGTACAGCAGAGACACCAAAGGTGAGCGCCACGCAATCGTCAACGGCGTTCTGATGGTCATGCAAGGTAAGAGAGGTAGACCATGTGCAGCGTAACCAATATCAACACAGTGAAAATTCAGCGAGCAATGGACGAGCAGCGCTTAGGCAAGGTGGATGCTCAGATTAAAGATGCTGAGAACGCACTGGTGATTCTTCTGCATCATCGCAAGGAGCTGACTAAGCGCCTGGGGCAGGATAATCCAGATGGCCCGGAGGCTGCCTGATGCGAATAACTCCAGTGTTCAGCATGGTTAACTTCATCGACGATGCTCATTTCCGCCGTATATGGAAGCACCCAAAGAAGACCATCAACTCTCGCCAAAAAGCATGGGTTCACTACATGCTCCAGGTGTGGGGGAAGGTTAATGCTGGTGATGATTCTCCTGGTGGTGCAATCAACGTGATCGGCAGGCTGATGATTCGCACTCAATGGAGCGACGACAAGGCCAGTCAGATAGAGTCGGTTGTTATGCGCCTGTACGAAGAGGATGGCCTGCGGGGTGATGTGCTGTACCAGAAGGCTCGCGAAATTGTTCTGCCTCAATCATCGTTCAGCAACATCATCGCTCTCGCCAAAGAATCCGATGATGCTGCTTTCGTTGAGCGCGTGATGATTAAGACGTTTCACCGGGAAAGCCCGGTTCGCGATGTAGCTATTAAGCGATACTGCAGCCGCAATTGCACGCAAGATATCGCAAGGCTCATGAGCAACATTACCGGGGTAGATGTGCAGGCTTGCCGACGACGCGTTACCTGGTGTGAGAATGTTCTCGATGCGGAAATATTCTATGCAATGAGACGTGAATTGGAGAAAGAATTGCCCCTTGTCGCGTGACTGGTAGGAAATTATTCCTAATTTAGTTGCAGTTGCGAAATGAAGGGTATATATTTCATGTAGGCTCGGCAGTCAAAGACGAAAGAGCGTGGTGGTGAGATAAATCGAGGCGGCACTCACCACCAATCCCGCCTAGTTGGTAGCTTCGACGCATCGTCTGGCACTCCAACCATCGCAAGCTGAGAGGTTTGCTAAAGAAGCCCTGGGTTAATAGCCTGGGGCTTTTTTTATTTGGCTCGCACAATGAGCCGAATGTTGAGTTGAATCGGCTCACGACATTTCCAATTAACAAAGGGTCAGCCATAGAGCTGGCCTTTTTTCATTTAGGCCGCAGGCAATCAATCATTGCATCCCCCTTATCGCATTGCGTCTCGACGGCCTTCTCCACTACACAGAAACAGCACCCGCATTAACAGCGAGGTGAAAGAGATGCACAGAATGAATCCAGCCGAAGGACACAACATGCAGTATTGGTGGTCGGGTCTGCTTGGCTTCTTCTCCGTGCTCAGTCTTCAGGATTACGTTTTTATTCTCGGTGCTTTGATATCGGCGTTCTTCACTATCAAAACCTATTACGCAAAACGTAAAGAAGAAAAAGAGCTAATGGATGAAGAGCGCAAGCGTACAGCACTGATGGAAAACTACCTGAGCACGGTAATGACTAAACCAGAAAGCGAACGACCGGCAGCTATCGAGGTTGTCAGTGAGGCTATGAAGAAAGCACAGGTGACTTATGGCGATACCAGACAAACTTCGTAAGTCACTTATTGCGGCAGCGGTTGCTGGCCCGATAGCGATTGGTGGCGTGCTAATAACCGAACAGGAAGGGATTAAATACACTCCCTATCTCGATCCGATTGGCATCCCGACAGTATGCGCAGGCGTGACCGGCCCAGATGTGGTGATGGGCAAGACCTATACCAAGCAGGAATGCGACACCCTGCTTTATAAGCACATGCAGCCAGCGATTAAAGCTGTCGATAGCTCGGTGAAAGTGCCGCTCAATGATTACCAGAAAGCGTCGCTTTACTCCTTCACCTATAACGTCGGGGTCGGTGCGTTCAAGTCATCAACACTGCTGAGAAAGCTAAATCAGGGAGACATTCCCGGAGCATGCGATCAGCTTAAGCGATGGACATACGCCGGTGGCAAGCAGTGGAAGGGGTTAATCACCCGGCGCGAAGTGGAGCGGCAACTATGCTATGGAAAGCCATAGGGGCTCACTGGCGAATTATTGCGGCCGCAATGCTAGTCCTCATGCTCGTAATCACAACGAAGATAGCGCGCAGCAATTACGACCGGGCGATCACCGCAGAGCATGAACTAAATCTATCCCGCGCCACTATCACCGACATGCAGACCCGTCAGCATGATGTCGCTGCGCTCGATGCCAAATACACGAAGGAGCTGGCTGATGCCAAAGCTGAGAATGATGCTCTTCAGCGCAAGCTTGATAATGGTGGCCGGGTGCTCGTCAAAGGCAAGTGTCCAGTGCCAGCCTCAACCGAAACCACCGGCACCGGCGGCGTGGGCAATGATGCCACCATCGAACTCTCTCCAGTTGCTGGACGAAACGTTCTCGGTATCCGATCCGGAATCGTTAGCGACCAAACAGCCCTGAGAGCATTGCAGGAATACATCAACACGCAGTGCCTGAAGTAATTCGTCGCCCTAATTAACAGAGCCTGACTTCGGTCGGGCTTTTTTACGCCAGCAGCAAACCAACCGCGCATTCTCGTGCGCATTCAAACCTAGAGTCTTTTTCGGGATATGTGGCAGAGATAGGACGGTGGCTTTCATCGTGCCGCTCTTGGGCTGTCCATATCTACGAGAACTGACGCATATCCCAAAAAGGAAATACGATGAATAATCCGTCAGTTATTCCGGCCTTCGACTTCCGCGATATGGTCACACCATCAGGTAGCAAAGTGATCACCACTTCGATCAAGGTCGCCAGCTATTTCTGCAAGGCGCATAAAAACGTTCTGCGTACCATTAAGCGGCTGGAGAGCGATTGCTCACCCGATTTTAACCGGCTCAATTTTGAGCCCGTTGAATACATCGATAAAAAAGGCGAAATGCGGCTTATGTACAACATCACGAAAGATGGCTGGATGATGTTGGTAATGGGTTTCACCGGGAAGGCAGCGACCGCCATTAAAGAGCAATACATTGCCGCCTTTAACTGGATGGCTGAACAGCTTGGTCGTCGCATGGCGATGGGTGAAGAAATGCAGCACCGCTACGCCATCAAAGAAACGCGCTCAAAGCTGAAAGGCACGATCGGCAGCCGGTTGATGAACGAACGGAAGAAAGAAAAGCACGTGCTGAAACTTGAGCATGAACACATCATGCAGGTGACGCAGCCTGAGTTGCTGATTGGCTGATTACGGCATTACAGAAGCCCTTCATCGCGGGGCTTCGATAATGGTCTGTGTAACCCAGCAAGGAAGGTGATCATATCTTGCTGACGGGTAAGCTGTAAGCGGATAAGCACTTCTGAGAAGCAGGGCAAACGCCGAGACAAGAGTATCCGCTTAGGCGCCTAGTAGTTGGGGTTAATTTGTTACTTACCTAACTCAAATCCATCCCATGCTGCTTTCCCGGCAAACACCCCAATTACCGATGAAGCCATTCCGCCAGCCCAAGAAATAACCTCTGATGCAGCCGGGAGCATTTTTGCCATGGACATGAAGAAGTCAGTCCCAGATAGGGCGATAGCAAAAACAATCCACAGGCATAAAGCCTGTTTTAATAGTCGCATTATCATTATGTAAAATCCGCGTGGTTATACGCCTTTAGTTATAGCACGCGATTATCAATAGCATGGGGCACCACAATGTCCGATATTTACCAAATCACACTAACCACCCAAACAGGCGAAACCTTCACCGGCAAGATGTCACGACGTCAGCCTGAGCTGGTTAACGGCTTCGTGCCGCTGGCGACTGAGACGGGAGACTGGCTGTACTTCGCTCCTGCTGATGTGAAGCGCGTGCAGTTCACGCCAGTTCCGGCAGAGCAGTCCGAGCAGCCAGCAGAAGAAACAACGGAGTAACGAATGACCAAACCAGATTGGGAGGCCATCGAATCGGCCTACCGGGCTGGCTTGATGTCCATAAGAGAAATTGCCTCGTTACATGGCATCACTCACGGTGCTGTGAACAAGCGAGCAAAGCGTGATGGATGGGAACGTGACCTCAAGGCGAAGATAAAAGCCAAGGCTGATGCGCTGGTATCCAAACGTGAGGTATCCAGCAAGGTATCCACTCAAGCGGCTACCAACGAACGGATACTGATTGAGGCCAACGCCGAGGTAATTGCAAGCGTCCGAATGGAGCATCGCGGTGATATTCGTCGGGCCAGAACAATCACGAATGCACTGTTCGATGAGCTTGGTGCGGAATGCGCCGACGTGGCCGCGCTGGAGAGACTGGGTGAACTGATGCTCAACCCGGATGATAAAGGCCAGGATCGCCTGAACGAGATTTATCAGAAGGTCATCAGTATGCCGGAGCGTGTCAAATCGGTTAAGGCGCTGAGTGAAGCACTGAAGAACCTCATCGGCCTCGAGCGCCAGGCGTACGACATCGACGGGCCGGAAGGCGACACTTCGGTTAAGAAACTTTCTGACCTGATGGATTCCTTGTCTCAGGGGGCGTAATGAAACCTGAGCACCTCAAGCTGCTGGCCGATAAAGACTGGCGGCTAAACAATCTCTACTGGATAACCGATAAAGAAGGCAAGCCGACACGCTTCAGGATGACGCCTGAGCAGCGCGAATACTTCGAGGGGATCCACACCCGCAACATTATCCTGAAGGCTCGCCAGCTCGGTTTCACGACAGAGGTGTGCATCATTCAGCTGGATGCAGCGCTGTTCGAGTCGGCCAAGTGCGCTTTGATAGCCCACACGTTGAACGATGCTAAACGCCTGTTCCGCGAAAAGGTGAAGTACGCATACGACAATCTGCCCGCCGAAATCAAAGCCGCTAACCCGGCGAGTAATGACTCTGCTGGTGAGCTGGTATTCAAGAAGGGCGGCTCACTCTACGTAAGCACGTCATTTCGTGGCGGTACACTGCGTTATCTGCACGTTTCAGAATTCGGCAAGATATGCGCTAAGTATCCAGACAAAGCGCGTGAGATTGTCACAGGTGCTTTTGAGGCAGTATCAACCGGATGCTTTGCCACTATCGAAAGCACGGCAGAGGGGCGGGCGGGGTATTTCTTTGATTACTGCCAGACTGCTGAGAAAGCTCAGTTGCAGGGCAAGCCGCTGTCACCGCTCGACTGGAAGTTTTTCTTCTTCTCCTGGTGGAAGAATCCGCAGTACGCAATCGACCCGGTTGAATCCCTGCCGGTACGCCTGGTTGATTACTTTGACGAAATGGAAGCCAAACACGGCGTCGCCGTAAATGACCGCCAAAAAGCCTGGTATTGCGCCAAAGAGAAAACGCTCGGCGATGACATGAAGCGGGAATACCCGACCATTCCGGCCGAGGCGTTCCAGCAGTCAGTTGAAGGCGCGTACTACGCCAAACAGTTCCGCTGGCTGTACACCAACAAGCGGATCGGCCAAATCCCGGATAACTCGCACCTCCCGGTTCACACATTCTGGGATATCGGCGTGGGCGACTCCACAGCCATCTGGTTCGTTCGCGAAGTGGGTGAAGAGTTTCACGTCATCGACTACTACGAAAACTCTGGTGAGGGTCTTCGGCACTACATGAAGGTGCTGAAAGACCGCGGCTACGAGTACGGTGAGCACTGGGGGCCGCATGACATCGATAACCGGGAATTCGGGTCTGACGCCAAGTCACGACGGGAGCTCGCCCGGGAAGGTTACGAAATAGATGGCCAGACATACTCCATGACATTCCGGGTCGTGCCGAAGGTGGGGGTCGATACCGGCATTGAGTCGGTGCGCGAAATACTCCCGTCCTGCGTATTTGACGAAGAGAAGTGCTCTGAGGGGATCTCTCATCTCGAGGGATACCGCAAGGAGTGGGACGACAAGCGCGGCTGCTGGAAAGACAAACCTCTTCACGACTTCACATCACACGGCTCTGACGGCTTCCGTTACTTTGCAGTAGCGAAGAATAACCACAAACAGACTGGCGCAATCTTCTTCTAAGGAGCACTCAGTGAGTGAATTAAATAGCGGGGAACAATTCCTCGTGAACGCCCTTGCTGATGCTATCGGGCGGCAGCGCATGCTGTACGCACAGGGACCTAACGGTAATACCAAGCGCACAAAGCTGTGGGATGAGTTCGGTTACCCGGAGACAGTTAACTTCGACAACTACTACCGGGCATATGAGCGCAATGCGGTGGCCCATGCAGCGGTGCACAAGCTGCTTGATTCGTGCTGGACAGATAGCCCGACGATCATCGACGGAGCGGAGAAAGACGAAGCGGGTGAAACGACAGAATGGGAGTCATCAACCACCAGGCTACTCAGCAAACACTGGGCAAAGTTGAAGGATGCCGATAGACGCAACCTGGTGGGGCGATATTCCGCTGTGCTTCTTCAGTTGAAAGATGGTCGCAACTGGTGGGAGCCGGTAAATCGAGATGTCATAAAGGCTCTCGGCGAAAAAGCTCTTGTGCGGTTAATCCCCGCCTGGGAAGCGCAGATCAAGCCGGGTAATTTTGACACCGACACTCAGTCTGACAACTACGGGCAGCCTGTCAGCTACAACTTCAACGAGCAACCAGTGGGCGATGATGGAACGTACGGAACAGTCCGTAGCGTTACCGTCCATCCGGATCGGGTGATCATCCTATGCGAAGGCTCAGAGGATGAGAACATGCTTGCCGGCGTTCCGTTGCTTCGCGCCGGGTACAACAAGCTTCTGGATATCGAGAAGACTTCCGGCGGCAGCGCTGAAGGGTTCCTGAAGAATGCCAGCCGTCAGTTGGCAATGGAATTTGACTCAACCACCGAAATTTCAACGCTAGTTAAGCAGGCTAAAGAGGCTGGGTACGACTCCCTTGCTGAAGCAATGAACGACAAGGTGAGAAAGCTCAATAGCGGCACTGATTCAGCGCTGGCAATGCAGGCAGGTAAAACAAGCGTCCTTTCTGTCGCAGCAGCAGATCCAACGCCAACCTGGACAGCGGCAGCGAATGAATTCTCAGCATCAATTCAATGTCCATTCACCATCCAGTTCGGGCAGCAGACAGGCCGCCTGGCGTCAGATGAGGATAAAACAGAGTGGGCTAAGCGCTGTAATGGACGCCGTTGGGGCTTCCTTACTGACTATGTCACTCGCGTCATTGAGCGATTTTGGGCGCTGGGCGTCATCGAGCCGCCGAAAAACGGAGAAGTAACCCTGGCATGGTCTGATCTACTCGCGCCGAGCGAGAAAGAGAAGATCGCAAACATGCAGGCAATGGCGGATGTAGCTCAGAAAACACAGCAGGCGTTCGGCTCCCCGGCAGTTGATGTCAATGAGGTCAGGTCTGTGGGCGAACTTGAGCCAATAAAGGAGCCTGAAGAACCAAAGGGCGCTGACGAATCGGCAAAGAACATCGACCCGCTGACAGGTGAGCCAATTGAACAACCAACCGAATCCGGGCAGCCCGATAATTCCGCGCAATAAATCGGACCCAACTCAGTCCTACCGCGCAGTTAACCGGATGTACCGCGACATCGAGCAGCGCTACTACGACATCAAAGTGGCGTTGAAGCAGCTATTCGACATACGGTTGGTTGGGCGCGAGCGGGCCAGCAATTCGATGTACGGGTATATCCTCACCCGCAACGGTAACAAGCCGGACACGCTCTACCAGGTGAACGCCGGAACGTACGTCTACGACATGACGGCGGAACAGTTAGCCGACTTGTTGCAGGCGGTACAGATGATTCTCGATGACCGCCTTCTCGAGGGTGGAAGCCAGAACCTGTGGGCGTTTGATTACGTCGCCGAGGAATACCAGCGCGGCACGCTTGGCGCGTTCACCAACCTTTCGGTGCAGTCTCCAATTTACGCCAGCCAGACGACGCTACAGCAGCTTTTAAGTAGTCCGGCATACCAGAATCAGGTCGCTTCGGCTTTCGTGTCTACGTACAGCGACTGGCAGCTTGAGAGTGATAAGGCTCGCGGTGACCTGGCTAACATCATTGCCGATTCGATTGGCAGAGGTGTTAACCCGAGAGAAACGGCGACCATCGTTAGCAAGCGGCTGGATGTCAGCATGTCTAGGGCGAAGACAATCGCTCAAACGGAGCAGGTCGGGGCGTTACGAACTGCGCAACGTTCGGAAACTGACTGGGCAAAGGATCGCCTTGGGCTGAATACGGCAATCCTGTGGTTATCAGCGCTAAAGCCGACGACCAGACCATGGCATCGGGCGCGGCACGGCAAGACGTACACAACGGAAGAAGTTGAAGAGTTCTACTCTCAGGGCGGCAACTCATATAACTGCTTCTGCGCCAATGTCCCATGCCTGCTTGATGACGATGGCAATCTTTACAACGAAGGGCTGTCCGAGAATCTCGCTAAAGAGCGTGAAGACTGGAAGCCGGAAGAGAAATCCACAGGTCGCAAATAGCGGCCTTTTTTATTGCCTGAAATCCACCAATGAGGACTCAGCATGTCGCGTAAAAGCGTCCATGTGCTGACCGTCATCAACTCCGCATCAAACATCACAACTGAAGTCATTGACGGCGATGAGCACATCATCGTGCGCGACATCGTGCCTATTGTTGATGACATCGTTATGAATGGCGGGTTGTATCCGGCAGCAGAAATTAACAAAAGTTATAAGAGTCTCGAAGGCAAAGCAATGCCATTCGGACACCCAAAGGTTGACGGCAAGCACGTCAGCGCCAACAACCCCCGCGCAATAAACCAATTCAACGTTGGAGCCTGGTCGAAGAACGTCCGCAAAGACGGCGATAAGGTGAAGATGGACATGTACGTGAACAAACGCGTGGCGATGGCATCCAAACACGGCCCGGAGGTTGTGGCAGCACTTGAAGCACTGCGGGACGGTACTTCATCCGATCCCATTCACGTCTCCACGGGTCTGGACACGATGAAGGTTAATAGCAGTGGCACATCACGCGGCAAGCGGCACAGCTGGATTGCGACCAAACAGGTTTTCGACCACACAGCAATCCTTCTGCACGAGCCAGGAGCCGGAACGCCTGATGAGGGCGTAGGCATCTTTGTTAATGCCGAGGGTGATGAGCAGGAAATCGAAACCGTAAACCTCGCTGATTCCGACATTCCCGGCCCGCAAGACCCAGCACTAAAGCAATTCTTCAACCAATTCATGGCGTTTTTCAGCGCCAACACTAAGCACGCCAAAGAGGAAGAAAACCCGATGAAAGAACTCATCACGAACGCGCTGAAAGCGAAAGGCAAAGAGGTCGAAGGTAAGACCGAGGCTGAGCTGATGGACGCATACAACCAGATGGTCGCCGAAGATGCCAAAGCGAAAGCTGACGCTGACGAGAAGGCCAAAAAAGACAAAGAAGAAGCGGACAAGAAGGCGAAAGACACCACAACCAACAGCGATGAAGCGCCAGCATGGTTCAAGCCATTCGCTGACGATTTGGCTGCCGTTAAGTCTGGGCTCACTGCTAACGCTGATCAGGAACGTATTTCAATGCGCGCTGCGGTAAAAGCCAAATTCAGCATGACCGATCTGGCAGTTAACGCTCTGGACGGCGAGCCGCTGAAAGAACTGTTTGCTCAATGCCAGACCTCCACAGGCCTGAATGGTGCATTCCGCCAGGTCAATTCCAATGAATCAGTCAGCGAAATGCCGGAGTAAAAAATGGCTAAAGATGGAAAACATGTAATTCACGCCGGTGGCGTATTCCCTAATCCGCTCCTCAATCGAGAAGGTATGGCGTCAACAGCCTTCAAACCGGGGGCTGTCGGCATCTTCCTCGCTGGCATCTTCCAGCCAGCATCCGCCGTGACGGAAACGGCGATCCCATACGTTGCAAACTTCGATTATCTCCGCTGCAAAACGGTAGATGACGAGTATGCATCCAGCGATCTGGTTGTAGCTATCCAGCCACTGCCTGGCATGTTCCTGAATGTTCGTGCAGCGGCAGGCACGTATGAAAAAGGGGAGCCGCTGACGGTGCTTAATGGGCAGGTTAAAGCAGCAACCACTTCCGGCGATACCCCGGATGTCGTTTTCGCTTACTGCGAAGAGGACAAATCAACCACAGTCGCTGCTGGCGATCTGCTTCGCGTCGTATTCAAGTAAGGGGTCACTGAATGTTTGTATTTTCAACTAAAAAAGCGACTGAAACTGGCAATCTGGAGGTCAATTCCTCTCAGTTTAAAAAGCTCGTTTCAGCGCGTAACGCTGGAGCTCAGGCGGCAGCGGATTTTATTGCCCGCACCAAATGGCGCGGTGATGCTGAAGACACACCTGAGCTAAACGCAGTTAACGCGGTCGATGATATTCGCCGACTGTACAAGGCTTATGACCAGACTGTACTGAAACAGTTTGAGCCGACTACTGAGTTCACTTTGCTGAACGACCTGATGCCGCTGTCTCGCTCTGTGCGCCTGGAAGAGTCTGTGTACGAGTACGCTCGCACCGGCGGCCGTGGTTGGGCACACACTTCAATGTCCGGCCAGATTGGTGCCGCGCTTGATGCGAAGTCGTACACCTTCGACGGCACGATGGTTCCAATCCACGACAGCGGCTTTAAGTTCAACTGGCGCGACCCTGTGTTCAACAAGGGCTCCGCACTGGCGTCTCTCGCTGATGCGCAGTCCGGGTCCGTTGACGATGTTCGTCGTCAATATGTCGATTACATCTGGGAAGGTTTCCGTGATGCGAATGGCAATTACATTCGTTATGACGATAAAACCTGGAAAGGGTTGCGTAACGACGAACGTGTTGCTCAGGTAACGCTGACCGTCGATTTCTCTACCAGTACCGATCCGAAAGCTATGCGCGCGGCTGCTATTGCACTGCGTGACGTGATGAAGATTCAGAACATGCAGTACGGCCAGCAGACCTGGTACGTATCAAGCGAAATCATGTCGAACTGGGAACAGTATTTCGATGTGAACTCGCTGCGTACCGTGCTGGAAGAGATTTCAAAACTGTCCGGCATTGCAGCCATCAAAGAAGATGCTGAACTGTCCGACAACGAAATCCTGATCGTGCCGCTGACTGCAGGTGTCATTGCGCCAATCGTCGGCCAGGCATTCGGCACCGTTGCCGATCCACGGCAGTTCTACAACTCAGATTACGTGTGGCGCACCTGGGGTGCTGCGGGCCTTATGGTCAAGCAAGACATCAACGGCCACTACTCAGTCATCCACGCTTCAAGCTAAGGGAAATAAAATGGCACTCGTAAAAGTTTTGGTAGCAAACCTTTTTGCCGGTGCCAGCCTTCAAAAGCTGGAGGCTGGTCAGGTTTATGACGTAGATGACGCGGTCGCTGAAAAGTGGATCGGGCAGGGAAAGGCGGAGAAGTCCACAGAGAAGAAGGGTGAAAAGCTAACCTTCGAAGTGGCAACGCCGTCGGCGCCAGTTAATGCAGATTTAACCGGCATTCAGAAGCAACTGAGTGAAGCGCTTGAGCAAGTGAAGTCGCTAACCGACGAAGCGGAAGCGAAGGATAAGGCTCATGCTGATGCTCTGGCAGCAGAGACGAAGCGAGCCGACGAGGCGGAAGCGGCACTGGCGGCGGCGAACAAAAAGGACAAGTAACCATGGCTGACCCAATCACGGCGGCGGACGTACAGCAGTTCCTCGGTGAATTGGGTTACGCCATTCCCGGCTCGCTACTGGAACCAATCCTCTGCCTGGTGAATAAAATTATCCCCTGCATGGTTGGTGCCGGGTACGACAACTGCAGTCAGAAACTCATTCTGATGTATGCCGCCGCTCTCATGGCTACATCGTCTGGTGCTCGCCGTATCAAATCGCAAGGCGCACCATCTGGCGCGTCACGCTCGTTTGATTACGGTGAGGATGGAGTGACCTGGCTGCGTGATTCACTGGCGCAACTGGATACGAGCGGATGCACTGGCGAATTGCCGATTAGCGCAGGTAGCTCGGTCGGGCTCTTTCTCGTCGTGGGCGGCCGCTGATGTGGAAACTCATAACTGAAAGCTTGCCCAAGCCATTCGTGCGCGTCTGGGTGAAAACGGATGCCGGGCGGGAAACCACCGGTTATCTGAAATCTGACGGTGAGTGGGTTATCAACTGCGTGACCATTCGCGCTACGGGCGCGGTAGTGGTTAGCTGGAGGGATGGATAATGTCGGCAGTAGCCAACTGGTCTTACACCGCCACTGCGACCATCTGGCGCAAGCTGGAAGGTAACGACGAATACGGAGACCCCATGGGCTATGCAGAGCCAGAGCAAATCCTCTGTGATTATGAGGGCGGCTTGTCTAAGCGCATCGGCAGCCTGGGCGCTGAAATCGTCGTGAAGAATACCGTCTGGTCTGAGTTCGCTCTGGCGGCCGCTGGTGATTACTTGCTGATTGGAGTGTCTGCCGAGGCCGATCCAGTTGTGGCCGGTGCCGACGAGGTGCGGCAGGTTATCCGCTACGCCGACACGTTCGAGCGTGTGGCGGATGACTATGCGATTTTGACAGGTGTATAGCTATGGCAGCAAAAGTTAAAGGCATATCTCAGGCGCGTAAAAACCTCAATGCTCTCGTGGGCGATATTCAGGGGCGCATGGCTGTTAGGGCTATACAGTCAGCGTTGATTATAGGCGGGTCGCAGGCTGCTCTGTATACGCCAATCGATACATCAACCCTCATAAACAGCCAATATCGAGATATCGAAGTCAACGGAACGCGCGTCACGGGCCGGGTTGGCTATTCTGCCAACTACGCGATTTATGTTCACGACCCGGATGTGCCCCAGACTTTCCGGCGCGCTACTGCGAAAAAAGAGTTCCTATCCAAAGGTTTTGAAGACACAAAACGGCAAATTGATGCTGTGATAGCGAAGGAAATGTCTCTATGACTCCCCCAATGTACCAGCGAGTCAGAAACATGTTCGGAGATGCCGGGCTGACGACAGGGTTTCTGGTGCAACTGCTCGCATTTAACGACCCTGGTGACCTGACTAAGGCGGTAATGGTATTCAGGCCGAACGGTGGCACCAGTATTCGCAATGACCTGGGCAATGACAACTACGTTCTTGTCGACGTGATCGGCGCGAAGAATAGAATCCAGGATGCAGCACTGGCTACCCAGGCAATCGTCGATTACATCCAGGTCAACCCACACTCAGATGAGTGTGTCGGGAAAATCGAGAACATAGGGGCTATCCCGGCACCGGTTCAAACCGAAGAAGGTAGAATGGTGTTCAGGCTGCAGTTTGCGTGCATCTTCGGGGATTAATATCCAAATCATCAACACAAGGTCGCCATCTGGCGGCCTTTTTTTATGCATAAAAGAGGTCAACGATGGCTGCAAATTGCCCAAATTCGAATGAACGCGTCTTCGGCTCAGCTACTGTGCTTGAGCTTGCCATGGGGTGTGCTGACACACGGCCGACAGAAGAAGAATGGCTGGCGCTTGGCGCTGGTACAAGTAAGGGGCTTTCCTTCTCACCAAATTCCGTTAGCTCTGACGCTGATGATACTGGTGGCTGGGTTGAGAACATTATCACCAACGCTGACGCGACGATCAGTTTTGACGGTGAAGTGCGTAAGCACGACAAACTCGATCAGTTCGGCTACGCAAACCTGTTCACGTACTTCGTCGATGAGCTGAATGCCAAACGCCAGCCGACACTGTGGGCACGCATCAGCATTGGCCCGCTGGAATTTTCTGGCTATATGGTTATTTCAGATGCCACCCCGGCAGATGGCGGTAGTAACGACATCATCACCTTCTCTGTTGAATTCAAGGTGTCTGATGGCACCACTGTTCGTCTGACTAATCTGGATGCGCCAGCGCTCACTTTCAGCACCGATCTGCCAGCTACTAAAACGGTAGCAACTGGTTCGGCGCTGAGCATGACTGTTGCCGCTACTGGTGGCGTGGCTCCTTACACCTACGTGTGGAAGAAGGCCGGTGTAGTGGTCAGCGGACAAACCACTGCCACATTCAACAAGGCCAGTGCGGTTGCTGGCGATGCTGGCGCGTACACCTGCGAAGTGACTGATTCGGATGATGTGCCGGTCACGATTACCTCAACATCCTGCACCGTTACCGTCAGCTAACGATTATTACAAAGGGTAGCTTGCTGCCCTTGATAATGAACGCTAATGAGAAAAAACATGTCACCACTAACCAGCATTGGCGAAATGAGTTTTTCAGAGACTCATGAAGGCGGCAGAGACTACTTCTTTAAGCCATCTTTTTCCTCAATGAACGCGATCGGAACTCCGGCTAAAATTGTCAGCATTTTTTCACTTATCCACGGGGCGAGAATGCAGGAAACGCTCAACAGAATTGCCCTGGCTAAAGTTGCTCTCCCGCCCCACATGATGAACGCCATATTCCAGCGTCAGAGTGACGAAATTCTTACTGCCGCGATGCATGTTATGCAGTGCTGTTACACGGGAGATTATGACCTGCAGCCATTGATTGGCGAGTGGAAAGGATGGAAACACTGCGTTGTGTATCGCCCTGGTGAGTTACCAAAGGATTTTATAATTGCCGTGGCCCAGACGCTCATGCAGCACGGTGTTATCGGTAAAGCAAAAGTGCGCCGACTACAGCGCAACGAATCAAACTCTTATTCGCAGGCCTTCGAGGTCAGCGATTACATCATTGCTGCTCGAAATCACTTTGGCATGAGTCGTGATGATGCCGCCAGCCTGACAATGACCGAGTTCACGCTACTACTTTCTGCCAAATACCCTGAGCAAAAAGGGTTAACAAAAGATGAGTATGAAGCTGTTGCCGAAGCTCATCTGGCGCGACAGGCGGCAAGGCGAGCCAAATCCAAAAAAAGCTAACCAGCTCCGGCTGGTTTTTTACGCCCGGAGAATTAAATGGCAGGCACACAAAACGCTGGCAGCATAGTTTATGAAGTTGATATGGATCTGGATGGCTTTCTACGTGGTCAGCGGCGGGTATCCGATAGTCTGAATGGTATGAATCGCGGCTTTGATGCTTCCACACGCAGCATTAACAGCACAGAGCGAAGCGTCAACAATGCCGAACGGTCTTTCTCATCACTGACAAAAGTAGCCGTAGCGTTAACTGCTGCGCTATCCGTTCAGCAGGTTGCGCAGTACGCTGACGCATGGGTAACGGTAAACAACAAGCTGGCGAATGCAATTCGTCCAAGTGAAGAGCTTGCTGATGTTACTGAGCGTGTTTTTGATATCTCTCAGAAAACGAGAAGTAGCCTGGAAGCAACAGCCACGCTGTATGCCCGCCTTGAGCGAGCGACCCGCAGCGCAGGAACCAGCACCGCTGACCTTGTTACTCTGACAGAAACTATCAACAAAGGGCTTGCTGTATCTGGTGCCACCGCAGAAGAAGCAAGCTCGACGATGGTTCAGCTGTCACAGGCACTGGCTTCTGGTGTATTGCGCGGGGAGGAGTTCAACTCCATATCTGAGAACGGTAGCCGTCTGGCTGTAGCACTCAGTGAGTCTCTGGGCGTTACCGTTGGTCAGCTTCGCGCAATGGCTGCTGAAGGTAAACTAACAACAGACGTTGTTGTTAAAGGATTGCTGTCACAGGGCAATGCGATTGCAAAAGAGTTCGCAAACACCACCATGACCATGGGCCAGGCATTCACGACTGCAACGAACAACATCACGAAATTTGTTGGAGAGTCGTCCACCATAAAATCAGCTTACAACGGCTTCAATAACACCATTGTCACGCTCAGCGACAATCTCGACACGCTCGCGACCGTGTTTGTTGGGCTCGCGGCAATCATGGGTAGCCGTTTTGCTGGCGCACTGGCAATGGCAACTGCTGCGAAAGTTAAAAACACTGTCGCGTCAGTCGCAAGTGCAAAGGCAGCAGCAGAAGCAGCGAAATCTGCAGAGTTAGAGGCCGGGGCTAAGCTGCGTGTGGCACAGGCAGATAAAAGCGCCGCTGTATCAGCACTTAATGTTGCACAAGCGAGGCTAAATACGCTCAAGGTAACAGGTGCGTCATCTGTTGAAGAAGTGAAGCTCGCTAATGCAGAAGCAGCAACAATCCGCACTCAACTTGCACAAATTGAATCCGAGAAGGCGCTGGAAACCACACGCCTTAAGGCGCAGATAACGGATCAGGGACGGATAGCCACAGCTACACGCATGGCGCAGCTACAACAAGCATCATCGGTGCTCACTACCAGGCTTGCTGCCGTGGAGGCTACCGCATCAGAAGCCAAAGCGGCAGCAATAGTGACTGCAGAAGCTGAGGTGTCGGCAGCTCGCATAACAACAGCAACTACTACCGGTGCGGCTTCTGCTGCAAATGGCGTATATACAGCATCACAAAAAGCTACGGTTATAGCTACCCGGGCAGCATCAGCAAGTCTAGTGTTGTTGCGTGGTGCAATGTCTCTGCTTGGTGGCCCGGCTGGTATCGTCATGATCGCCGCTGCTGCCCTTTACTTTTGGTATCAAAAGGCAGAGCAGGCAAAAAAAGAGGCAATCGCGTTTGCTGATGGCCTGGACGCGCTTAATGCGTCAATGAAGTCGATGAATAATACCCAGCTTAAAGGGACGATAGCTGACGCTAATGAATCAATAATTGCTCAGAAAAGTAATATTAAAGATTTACAGAAAGAGATCGAATCACTAAGGGAGCGTTATAAAAACTTCACCCCAGAAGCGCAGAAAGTTGCGGATTCGATGGGTAACGGCGCGGCATATGCCAGTGAAATGGCTAGGGTATCAAGAGATCTCGATAAGAAGGTTCGCGATTTAGCTAACATGCAGGATAAGTTGGCAAAAACAACGGACACGGCTTCCGAGGCAAATCGGCTGCTCACCAATAATATGCTCACATCGATGGGTGTACACGATGGGCTTATAGAAAAGGGATCAACACTTGAGCGCGTACAGGGGGCTGTCGCAAAAGCCTTTGGCGATACAGCGGATGAAATTAACAGGGCAAATCAAGCCGGACAAAATTTCAAGCCAGCCTCACTGCAAGTGTCACCAGCCACTGGTAAGGGTGACAAGTATATATCTGATCTAGCAGAACAGAATGAGTTGCTGTCCATTCAGGATGAGCGTCTGCGTGCCATCACAAAGGCAGGCATCGACGCGGCGAAAGTAACCGATAATCCCAATCAAATTGCTCGAGCCAAGGAGTTAGCAGGTTCTAACTTTGATCTGCAAAAAGCCGAAGAGGCAAGAGGGAGAGCGACTAAAAGTGCCGCATCTGAAACCAAGAAATCAGCCACCGCAGCTGAATCAGTCACTCAAAAACTTGCCAGGCTTAAGCAGCAGTCTGAACTTGCAGCTGGCTCAACGCAGGAGCTAAGCAGAGACCAGGCGATTCTTCGCGCAGAACAATCACTCGGCAAGTCAGCAACTGCAGCGCAAATTCAGCAAGCGAAAGACTATGCTGCTGCAATATGGGATACATCAGCCGCTTTAAAAGCAAGGAACGCGATCCCCGAACTGAAAGAAAACGCTGATTACTCTGCACAAAAATCCCAGCTCGAAATGCTTAAAGGGGCCAAGGACACCAATGGCGAGTTGCTCATTTCTCAGGAGCAATACAACCAGCAATCTGAGCAACTGGAGCAGGAGCATCAGACAAACCTTGCCAAAATCCGTGCTGACCAGGCTGTAACGCCGCAACAGGCAGCAGCCGGCACAGTTGACCCGGTTCAGCAACTTGCCAATGAGAACGCACAGAAACTGGCGCTCATCCAGCGGTTCGAAGCTAACAAAACCATCACCGAGCAGCAGGGACTGGCTTTGCGTAATGCTGCCAACATGGAGTATGAGCAAGCGCGTATCGATGCTGAGTGGGAAATATACCGGAACCAGAGCCAGGTTAACGAGCTGCTGGCATCTTCCGTAGATGGATTTCAGAGCAGCGCATCCAATGCAATAACCGGCCTCATCAACGGAACGCAAAACCTGCAGGAAGCATTTTCCAATATCGGCACAACAATACTTGGAAGTGTTGTCGGAGCCCTTGTTGAAATGGGTATGCAGTGGGTAAAAAGTCAATTAATGGGCCAAGCGGCAGCGGCAGCATCACTGGCTTCAACAATGGCTCAAGCTACTGCAGCTGCATCCGCGTGGGCACCTGCGGCGGTTAGCGCCTCCATAGCGACCTATGGCACAGCGGCAGCGATTGGACAGACAGCATATGCTGGATCGCTATTAGCAGCAAAGGGAATGGCTGTTGCAGGGGCTCGCTATAACGGCGGCCCCGTTGATGCCAATTCTATGTATCGAGTGGGTGAAAAGGGTAAGCCAGAAATCTACCAGGCCAGTAGCGGGAAGCAGTACATGATTCCCGGTGACAATGGACGCGTGATTAGTAATAAGGATATGCAGGGTTCTGGCGGGGGCGGCACATCCATCCAGCAAGAGATTCACTTCAACATCCAGACCACAGGCGGCATTGACGATGCAACCATGGCGAAGATGGCGCAGATGATGAAGCAAGTGAGCGTAAGCACTATTCGCGATCAACAGCGCCCGAATGGGCTTTTGCAGAAAAGTCGCTAGCGGAGAGCTTTCATATAGCCCACTCAGGTGGGCTTTTTGCTGTCATCTTTCTTTTTGATCTCTTCAACCGCCAGAGATGAAACCTTTTTTACTAAGTCAGCCATTTGCTGCAGCATTCCCTGATAGCTCTCTATCGATTCATCCTGCATTTTGATTACTTTCCTCAGTTCCCGGGCGTCCCCCGCTGGGAAGCCTGTAGCTTCTGCTGCTATAGCATCCTCAATGATTTGAATTATTTCTGCATTCATCGAACGTCCATTGCGTTTGGACCTTTCAGCTATGGCGTCACGCATCCCGTCCGGGAAGCGGAGCACAAACTTATCGTAATCTTTAACCTGCTTATCAGTCATGGCATCTCGGTTTGATTGTAAACACAAGCAAAAAACCAATGATGGCATATTGCTATTCATAATCAATGATGGCATTCTGCTTTCAAGGCATAATGCCATTATCAAAAAGGATGGAAATATGAGCAACGAAGTCAAAACAACACTGCGCTATCCGCAGAAAGTAAAAGAAGAGTTCAAACGGATTGCTGAAGAGGAAGGTCTTTCTGAGAACGCCGCTCTTGTACAAGCGTTAGTGTGGGCTTTGAAATTTAGGGATCAGATGCATGTACAGTAAAAACAGCGAAGCCCCAGCTGCGTCAACAGTCGGGGCCTCTGATTTGCCGGTTAACCTTCACGAGAAAACCAACATGAAAAGTATAGCGAATAAAGAGTTAGCTTTCCACAGCACCGTCTTCACACCTGTAATTCATGAGAAACAAATCTGGCTTACCGCCTCTGAACTTGCAAAGGCTCTGGAATACAAAAAAACAGATGCCGTATCGCAACTGTACACCCGCAATTCTGATGAGTTCTCCGAGGCAATGACAACGACCCTCAAGTTGAGGGTGGTTAGAAAAACTGGTGATGTTGACATGATGGTTCGCTGTTTTTCTCTTCGCGGAGCGCATTTGATTGCAATGTTTTCTGATACGCCGGTAGCAAAAGAATTCCGTCGCTGGGCATTGGATGTAATGGACAAGGAAGTAAGCATGTCGCCCATTAAGCGCCGAGCCAACTATAACTTCCCGGTTGAAACAGCGGATCCTCACGACCGTAAGCACGGAAATGCATGGATGACACCACGTGTGATTCTGGACGAAAGGAATCGCGCTCCTGAGCTGGAGTTGCTGGGTGAGCTTGAAAAGGATGGCTACGACATTACCGGTGCAAAAATCCGCATTCACGCAATGTACGGAATCACCAAACAGTTTGTGGAAATGCAAAACGAGCTATCAGTCGCCAGGCGACTGCTGGGAAGCCTGAATGATGTGATCACAAACCAGACCAAGGAGCGAGGATCGAATGTTAGCTTCACGGGTAGCAACAAAGGCTTTGCTTACGGAGGATTACCGAAACGGAAACTCAACTGAAATTTGCAGAGATGCAAAAAGAAAAACCGCCAGGTGGGCTGGCGGCTTACGTTAGCTAATGATTGGAGATTCAAATGCAACAATCAACATCAACTGTTCTAAATGTAGCAAATGCAATGCCGATTGTCGATCCTGATACATTCCCAGTAATTGAATGGAAGGGGCTACGCGTCGTCACTACTGAAACGCTGGCTAAGGGGTATGCTACCGATGCCATTCGTATTCAGCAGAACCACATCCGTAATGAAGATCGCTTTGTTGAAGGTGTGCACTTTTTCAATCTCAAAGGTATTGATCTCAAGGAATTTAAAAACAGACTATCTTCAAGCGAGTCTGTTGGAAAGCAGGCGAGAAGCTTAACCCTTTGGACTGAGAAGGGCGCAGCCAGAATGTCTAAAATCGTCGATACCGACGAGGCATGAAATTTCTTTGAGCGCCTGGAAGATTCATATTTTCACCCACGCGCATCTTCTCTTCCTCAAACCTATGAGCAGGCCCTGGAAGATTTGCTGAATAAGGTGAAAGAGAATCGCTTGATTGCTGAGCAGCGTGATCATGCGGTACGCACGAAAGCGTGGATTGGTGAAAAGCGTGAAGCTACTGCGATGGCGACCGCTTCGGCAGCTGTTCGTGAGAAGAACAAATTGGCTGAAACAGTCGGAGCATGCAGGAAGCACGCGACGATCACTGCCGTAGAGAACAAAACTGGAAATGAATATAAGTGGCAGGGATTGCGTAAATGGTGCCGTGAAAATGACGCGGTGCCTTTGGCAGTTGAGGACAAGCGCTTTGGCATGGTCAAGTCATGGCCACGAGAAGCATGGCTTGCAGTGTACGGATTAGATCTGCGTAAAATCTTCTAAATTAGCCGTACTTTCATCCAACCCGCTTAACTGCGGGTTTTTGCATTGCCTTGCTCCACCCCTCTGATACCATGTGACAAACTGTTACTTGTGGGGATAGGGACGTGAATAAAGCATTTGTAGCTATGGGGTTTATTGCATTAATAATTACATGCATTTTCGCAGCAAGGGAGCCGATATCCTTGGTGTTTATCGTCGGTGCATTTGTTCTTATTGGTTATCTTTTCGCTAAAATTGGCGAAAAAGCAAAATTCAATAACCACCTTTCAGCTGCAGAAAGAAAAGGAACTTTCCGGTTTTGCTCTGTGGGTTTTTTGGCATTGTCATTAGCTGCAAATATTGGTTTTCTTTTTTGGGTGAATTCCAAAACGCCAATCTGGGGTGATCAATATGTGGAAAGAATGCAATACGAGGCACGCAAAAAGGCAGAGAAAAGGGAAGAACAGGAGCAAGATAAAAAACGAATTATAGCCGAGTCTACTGCTGAGAAATCAGTTAAATCCAACCTGAAAGATCCATCATCGGCAAAGTTCTCTGAGGTCAAAATAGGAAAAGATGGTTCTGTGTGCGGAACTGTAAATGCAAAAAACAGCTTTGGGGCTTACTCCGGAGACTCTCGGTATGTTTCTTCTGGCGGGAATGCGGTAATAGATGATGGCAGTCAAGAGTTTTCCAATGCCTGGGACTCGCAATGTAACTAATATGATTAACAACAACCAAACCTCGCCACGGCGGGGTTTTTTATTGGGAGTAATCCATGCCAGAAACATTCACCTGGTCGCCACAGAAAGGATATAGCGTAACCCGGCAGCCTAATGTCGCAGTGGTTAAGCTAGGCGACGGATACGAGCAGCGTCAGACGAAAGGCATTAACCCTCTGATGGACAGCTACTCGCTGACGTTCAAGGGTGTTGATGACAACAAATGCAGTCAGCCAAACATTGCTAAAGCAGCTGAGTCGTTCATCAAAGCACGAATGGCGGTGGAGTCGTTCTACTGGACACCATCGGATACAGGAGTGCAAAGACTGTTCGTCTGTCGCTCCTGGAATATGACAAAGACCGGCCCGCTATATGAGCTGACCGCAACGTTTGAGCAAGTACCAAGATGATAAAACTATCACATAGCGCGGTAATTGGCAGCCCCAGAAAGCAAGCAACATATTCAAGCGATAATGAAAGGAAGTAGCGAGATATCGATGATGTTGAGCTTTGTTGTCGATATGACGCTAATGACTGGGATCATCCTGACTTTAGCGCAAAGGGTGGCCCACACAACTGGCGAAACTACATTACAACTCCACTTAAAGATGCGTGGCCAACGTTCACCGAGTGGCAGAAGAAAGTGATAGCTCACGCACTCGACGGAGCAGCCTCACGTGAAACATGGGATTAATAGCAAGCCACCTCAGGGTGGCTTTTTTAATGGGAGTTTTCCGTGCGCGACATACCAGCCAATTTAATAATCGACAGTGTTGACGCCGGGGTAGGCGCATTCATTGACCTGTTTGAAGCTGACCTGCAACCCTTTGGTGGCGACCTTATTCGCTTTCATTCAGGAACGAATGGCTATTTCGGTAATGTTATCTGGAAGGGCAATCAGTATCTGGCGTACCCGATTGCGGTTGAAGGGTTTGAGACGAAGAACGAGGGAACGTACGCCAGACCGACAATGGCAGTGGCGAACGTCACCGGGTTGCTGACAGGCATTAACCACGACTTTGACGACATGCTCGGCGTTGTCATAACCCGGCGTCAGGTTCCGGTTAAGTATCTGGATGCTGTTAATTTCCCAAACGGCAATCCTGACGCTGATCCAACGCAAGAAGCCGTTTCCCGTTACGTTGTTGAAGAGATGACGGAGGAAACGTTCGAGCAGGTTTCTTACGCCCTGGCGACGCCTATTGACTGCGATAACGCCATTATCCCTGCGCGAACAATCCTCGCTGACGTGTGCCAGTGGCAATATCGCGGCGTTGGGTGCGGGTATGATGGGCCACCGGTAGCAGATGAACGCGACAACCCAACAACAGACCCGACTAAAGACAAGTGCTCTCACCGTCGCAGCGGTTGTCGATTCCGTTACCCACGCCCTGAACCGTTGCCAATAAGCAGCTTCCCCGGCTCCCAGAAGGTTTCCTGATGCAAGAGTTAATCGACTATGCGGCATCGTCGCAGGACGAGGTGTGCGCGTTGATTATCGATGATGAACGCGTGTATCGATGTCCAAACGTCCACCCCGACCCAGGCAGGCACTTCCGAATCAGTGATAGCGACTGGCTGGCAGCAGAGGAAGAAGGGGAGGTGACTGCGGTATTTCACTCGCACCCGGGAAACACCCCTGTATTGTCAGGTGCAGATCGTCATATGCAGGTTATCACTGGTCTTCCCTGGCTCTTGGCGTCTGGTGGCCGTGTCATGGAGTTCAGGCCAGTTCCCTTTCTTCTGGGCCGTAAGTTCGGGCATGGTGTAATGGACTGCTACACCCTGTTCAGGGATGCGTATCACCTGTGCGGGATTGATTTACCTGACTTCGATCGCGCAAACGGATGGTGGTTACGGGGTGAAAATCTTTACCTGACTAACATGCCACTTAATGGGTTCCATCAGATTTCAGCAAAGGAAGCGCAGCCGGGTGACGTCATTATCCGGCAACCCTTCCCGGGCGCAGATCCTTGCCACGCGATGATTTTGCTTGAGGACAATATCGTACTCCACCATGACCACGCCGGGCACCTGAGTCGCAGGGAGCCTATGCGGCCAGCATACATTAAACAGATGCATTCAATCTGGAGGCATGAACAGTGCTTATCTTTAAATTTGCAGGGCATTTACGCCGATTTCACCGCCAGATCTCTTTAAATGTTGAAACCCCAGCGCAGGGTCTCAGATTGCTTCTCGCGCAGAACCATGAATTTAAAAAGGCGTTCCTGAGTTCAAAAATTAGGCTTCGGATAGCTGGAGAGGATGTCAGTGAATCCTCAATTAACTGGCATATGGACCGACGACTGAAGAATGGATCGACTGTCATATTTGCTCCAGTTGTCGAGGGTGCAATATCTGGTACGGCGGCGTTAGTTATTTCTCTTGTGGTGACTGCCGCATCAGTGGCTTATTCGGTCTATTCGGCGCGCAATATGAAGACCAAAACATCAGCCGAGGCGGCGGATAATAACACGCTGACAAATAACTCTTTTACCAGCGCCGAAAACCGGGTTGGCCAGGGCAGGCCCGTGCCAATACTCTTGGGCGAAATGGTGGTTGGCAGCAACGTTATCAGTCTCGGTATAGATACATCCAATAACCAGGACTGGACTGAATCAATTAGTTAAGGTGGCATAATGTCAAGTGGCGGCGGCGGCGGATCAACTCCCAAACTTATCGATGACAATCTCAAATCAAAACAATTTTACCGCGTTCTCGACCTTATCAGTGAAGGCCCAATATACGGTCCGATAGACCAGTCCCATCTTTCATCTTTCCTGCTGAACGACACGCCTGTAACGGATGTGAGCGGTAATATCAGTGTTAATGGTGTAAGCGTTGCATGGAGGCCTGGTTCTGAGACGCAGCAGCCTATTAACGGTTTTTCTGCGATTGAAGCAACGACGATTATCAATACCGATGTCACTTTTGACACCCCACTGGTCAGGACAATAACCGATCAGGAAGTAACGCGGGTTCGTTTCAACGTTGGTGTTACGGGTCTTGTTGAGCAAGATACCAAAGGAAATCAACATAATACTTCCGTAACGATGGTGCTGGAAACCAGAGTTGGATCTACCGGGTGGGCAGTAGAACAGACCGTCACCATCTCTGGGAAAATTTCTGGGGAATATCTGGAGGCATATGTCATTGATGCTCCAGAGACTAAGCCTTTTGATATCCGAGTACGCCGAATCACTCCCGACAGCACCAGTGACTTACTGACAAACGGAACTATCTGGAACAGCTATACAGAAATCACCGACGATAATTTAAATTACCCGTTCTCAGCGATTGCCGGTGCAGTGATAGACCGGGATCAGTATAACGATACCCCAAATCGCACTTATCATCTGCGTGGTCTTATTGTTGACGTTCCTGACAACTATGACCCAATAACCAAAACGTATGCAGGCCTATGGACGGGAGGTTTTAAAAAAGCCTGGACTAACAATCCTGCATGGTTATTCCGTGAACTGGCAAAAAATGAGCGATTTGGTCTTGCTCGTCGTGCTGGCTACGTCGATGTTGATGATGGATCAATGTATGTGCTCTCTCAGTATTGCGATCAGTTGGTCAATGACGGGTACGGAGGAAAAGAACCTCGAATGACCCTGAATGCATACATCACTGAGCAGGCAAGCGCTCGAGACATCCTCGATAAAGTCGCCGGGATGTTTCGTGGAATTGCATTGTGGGATGGGATGCGTTTATCGGTGATGCTTGATGCGCCTCAAGACCCTATCGCGACCATTACGAACGCCAATGTTGTCGATGGAAAATTTAGTCGCAGCTCAGTAAAGCGCTCAGAAAAATACAATGCGGTCGTAGTCTCCTGGACTGATCCTGACAATGGTTGGGAACAGGTTAAAGAGTATGTTTCTGACGACGAGATGATTGCACGCGGAAACTATAACGAAACTACGCTGGAGGCGTTTGGGTGTACTTCTCGCGGGCAGGCCTGGCGGGCAGGTAAATGGCTACTGGAAACGGCAAAACGCGAAAGCAGCCGATTATCTTTTCAGATGGCGAGGGATGCCATAGCGTTTACGCCAGGCGACATAGTTGAAGTTATGGACAATGACTATGCGGGGGCCCGGCTTGGTGGGCGGGTTATTTCTCATTCCGGCGTGACTATCACTGTTGATGCGGTTGATGGGTCTCTAATTTCCAATGGGGACACAATGTCCATCATGGGAAGCAATGGGAAGTTTGTTAAATATGAAATATTGAGTGCATCGGGTAATGTCATCACGCTTAAATCAGCGCCTTCCTGGGTAAGGAATGGAACAATATTTGCGGTATCAACTGGTCAGGTATCGACGCGCCTGTTCAGGGTATTAGGGGTGACAGAGACCGAAAATAACTCTGTTTATAGCATTAGTGCTTCGCAGCATGACCCAAATAAACAAGCGGTTGTGGATGATGGGGCTATATTTGAAATCCCGACAGATACGTTGAACGGCTATCGCGTTCCGAATATTGAAAATCTGCGGATAATTAATACGAACTCCGAGACCGTTCAAACGACAGCTACATGGGAAACCGCCACAACAACCAAACGGCTGATGTTTGAGTTATATGTTTATTCTGGTGACGGAAAGGTAATTGCTCAATATGAAACCGACCAGTTCCGTTATGAGTTCTATGGGCTGAATGCCGGTAGCTATTTGCTGGGTGTTCGTGGCCGCAATGAAAACGGAATGAAGGGTGCTGAGACGCAAATCAGCATGGTTATAGGGGCACCGCCAGCGCCATCCAGTATCATCTGGACGCCAGGCCTTTTCTCTGCGGATCTTGTTCCCGTGATGCGCATTACGGCCACGACAGACACCTCATTTGAGTTCTGGTATTCAGGACAGAATCAGGTTATCAACCCTGCAGACATTGAAGACCAGACTCAATTCCTGGGGCGATCTAACCAATGGACGCTTCACGGGTTACAGGCTGACAAAACTTACTATGTTTACGTGCGCACGCGGAATGCTTTTGGTGTATCTGATTTTGTAGAAGCTTCAGGGCAGGCCTCTGATGACATTCCAGGGATGATAGAATTAATTGATGAGGCTGTCAGGGATTCAGAAGCGTTCAAAAACGTACAGGCGGGCGTTGATACAAATCTGGATGGCATGATGGAGAATGCTCTTGCTAATCACGGAACCGTTGAGCGTCAATTTGAACAATATGGAGAGGTAAGGGCTGACGTAATTCATATAACAACCACTATTGCCGATATGGACCAGGCTTTTGCTGAATACCAGACGCAAGTGCAGGCCTCTATAGGTGAACTGAATAATGACATTGGAGATTTAAACGGAGATGTAAATTCTCTGACAGCGGCTGTAAATCAGAAAATGACAGCCGAGGTAAATAGTGATGGCACAGCTAAGGCATCATACACGCTGAACATGGGGATCGTCCGGGGCGGCATTAAATACAATACCGGATTCGGCATGTCTATTGAACCATCCGGAAGTACCTATAAATCTACGGTTGTTTTTGCCGCTGACCAGTTTGGAATTTATTCCGGTAGTGATCCAGGTAATTATCAGGCCGCCTTCTTTGTGTATAACGGTCAGGTGTTTATTAGTAGTGCGTTTATACAGGACGGGAGTATAAGTAACGCTAAGATCGGTAATTACATCCAGTCAAACAACTATGCTTCACAATCTGCGGGCTGGAAGTTAGACAAGAATGGAAACTTCGAAATAAATGGTGTGGCTGGAGGTGGTAGAATGCTTATTACCAGCACGCTGATAAGCATCTACGATAGCAATAATGTGCTGCGTGTCAGAATGGGGCTATTCTAATGCCACAAGGTCTACAGTGTTGGGATGCCTCCGGCAATTTAGTGGTGGATCTTACCGACTATGCAATACGATACATAGGCGCGACATCGGTTAGCTTCGCTCAAGGAGAGTCATCCAAAAATGTCTCGTTTCCTGGTGTGACGCAAGCCGGGTCAATTGTAACTATAGTGTCCAGTAGCGTAGCCTATTCAATGAACGAATTTTATTGCCGAGCATACGACGGTGGATTCAATGCCTTGTACCTCCCGACAGGGGGTACGCAAGCCATTACCCTTAACGTGGAGATCTACAGCTTCCAATGAGCGGTTTCCAGGTTTACAACAGCGATAGTAAAATTCTAGTCGATTCTGATTTCAGGTCGACTCTTTATTATGACAACAGAGCCCTTGGAGCAATTAGTGACACGGGGTTTTATGAGGTCAATAGTCCTTTTGGTAACGGGAGCACGTTAGGTTTTTTGCCTACTGACTATTGGGCTGACGGCTATTTGAGATGGATACAGCTTGCGTCCGGTAGATACGGTATGCCTGGGGCCAACTTAATGGAAGCCAACGCGGGAAGGATGGTTCGCACTTCCAGGACAACCGCCATGCAAAGCGGTTATTTAAATGTTTATAACTCATCCGGTAGTTTGATTTGGACTGCTAATTCTGCGTCCAAAATGCCAAGGATAAAAGCCTTTATTGATATTCCAAGTGCATATGATTTACAGGATAAAGTTTTTTCTGTTAGCTTAACGTTCAACCCATGGATATTGTCAAATGCATGTCCCGGAAACCTATCTGACGATGGCACTGTTACTGGTTACTCGGGGTTGATGTTAAAATGGACGGGCAGCCAGTTACAAGCATCCTACGTCTCGAAGAACCAGCGAAATTGGAGTCAGGCATTCCAGAACAGGGGAATTAGAGTTCCATTAGCGCAGTTCGTAGGCATTTAAAACTGGCAAGGTTCTATTCTTTTCAGTTGCTATCATATTTTGTCTAGGGCCTCGAACTGGGTTGAACTTGTAAATAACCTGAAAACTTGCTTCATTGTTATAGCAGATATTAGCTAGCCGGCTTTTAACGTGGCGGGATAGGATTCCACTACTTGAATCTGAAATTATATATATTTTACGATCTGGACAGTTAACAATTGCGAAAACTTCTCCACTTATCGAAAGACGAGCGGCTTGTAAAGGATAGTCCATCTGGAATCGATAATCGCCAAAGTTGTGGTTGGTGCAGCCCGATAATGTGGTTACAATTAAGAAAATAAATGTGGATAATTGCTTCATTCTAAACCTCCAATTTATTTAAAAAATCACCTACAACTGTTTTCAGTCTAAATGCAAACAGGTAAGGATAAAAAATGTCAGCAGGTACTCTCACACTTACAAACAACTCGTCAGCGGTAACGGGCGTGAGCACCACCTTTAGCACTGAACTGGCCGCTGGTGATTTCATTGTCGTTACTGTTGGTGGCGTTCCATATACGCTGGCCGTTAAGACGGTTAACAGCAATACATCGCTGACGCTGGTTAGTAACTACACCGGACCGACTCAAGCAGGTGCTGCATGGTCAGCAGTTCCACGCGTTGCTATGAACTTGGTTACCGCGGCCCTGGTGGCTCAAAGCGCGGAAGCGTTGCGTGGGCTGAATTACGATAAACAGAACTGGCAGCAGGTATTTAGCGGGGCGGGCACTATTACTGTTCGCTTACCGGATGGCTCATCCTTCACTGGCCCGTCATGGAAATATCTCTCCGATAACATGGCAACAAAAACAGGTGGGTCGGTTCCCATTGAGCAGGGCGGGACCGGGGCAACGACAAAAGAGGGTGCGCGTGCAAACTTTGGGTTAGGAACTTCCTCTACAAGAGATGAGCAAACCTCTATTGTTGATAATAATCCCAACAGAGTTATGACTACTGGCAAGGCTTTTGGACTTGGTTCACTTACAGGGGTACCAGGTGCGCAGGGTAGTGCTGCGAGCGTGGCATTTTACGGTGGTCTTGGAAGCGACTGGGGTATACCCGGTGGGATTGAATTCTCAGGGTTTGGCGTGATTCAGTTGCCATCAATAAATGCTGCATATCGTTGCCAACTTGCAACTTCAAGCCCAAGCAAGCGCGTGTTTATCCGAAGCACTGAGAATAATATTTTTACGTCATGGTTTGAATTCTACACGACAGGAAATACCACTAAGGCCAGCGACGGGACTCTCAAAGCGGCATCGCCAGTTGCCAGAATTGTTAAGTCACAGGACGAAAATCAGCGTACAGACATTTCCGAGGACGGTTTTACATGGTGCGGCTGTGGAACTGCTAATGCCGAGGCTGAAGGGGTTGGCATTACTCGGCTTGATGTTGGTATTTACATTCTAACAGGTTCTGCTGGCCTCGCGTCTTCAGGCTGGCAGCTCTTGCCGCCAATGGACCCTGGTGGCATGGGGGAGATGGGCGTTGTAGAGGCGGAGGAAACTGAAAGCGGCGGAATCACCATTCGTCTGTATGAGCGCAAGTATAAGTTGGGAGACGATGGCGACATTGTGAAAGCGAAAGGCAGTCTTATCGACGTGCCCGCCAATAGCTGGATAGATGTTCGCCTCGATATGCCAACAGATAGCATCTGGAACAAAAGACAGGAAAGTGCTCAAGGTCAGTAG